CCTCATTGTTTTATCCCAATCACGTTTTGCGTATGGGTTCGATTTTGTACCATTTATAAAAAAGAAATTAAGTCCTTTTTTTGTATCTGCACCTTTTGTTACAAAGCTATCATCTACCTGGTCCCATGCTATGCCATGTGAATTATGCATTTTTTGAAATACACCTTTATCACTGCTTGGTAATTTCTTAAAGATATATTCAACCTTTTTTGATGCAAACTTTTCTGTTATAAGGCCTTCCTTCAAAAGTTCTGCAAAGCATTCCTTAATTAAACCTCTTAATTCTTTTCTATTCATAATTTTAATCCCTTTGTATTTATATTATATAATAAATATCAATTTAGCTCCAAAACATTAGCTTACCAATAATACCTAAAATTGCGACCCAAATGGACCACAATACCTTTCCTGTTTGTTTTCTAAACCTTGTATTATCATTTATTCTTGAAATAGCACCACCATCTGGATTCAGAAGCTGCTTTTTTATCATGGAGATATCTTTCTGCATTTTATCCTGATTATCCTTCATATACTCTAGGTCTTGTTGTACAAGCTTAATATTATTATGAAGGTGTTCATTGGTTAGTCTCGCCACTTTTTTGCTCCATCTTTTAGTTCATTTATCTTATTATTAAATATCAGCTCAAGCTCCTTCCTTCCTTGTCCGCCTTTCCATTTTTCAAATGTTCCTGCCTCAGTAATATATTCTTTTCCCTGTCTACTGTTAAGCCATTCATTGTATTCTGATTCTATATCTTTTATCCATGCATCAAAGTTTTTACCGTGTTCTCTACTAATAAAATCCTTGTATACACCTTTTATTCTCATTCTTGTATCCCATTTAACATGACAGTCAAAACAATGCTTCATTAATTCCCAGCAGCCTTTATCAAACCTATGCTTCATTACTGTATTGCATTTAGGACATTTTATTGGCATTCTTAGCTCTTTTCTTGCAGCATCCATTTTTGTAATGTTCTGCTTAATGCCATCCTTTATTGTCCAAGTCTTACCTCTTTCATTCCAGATATCACCTTCAGACCTTTTGCCTCTTTTTTTACTATAACCAGTTTGTATTTCCGTTGATGAGCCATAATTACCTGTTACCAGGTTTCTCATTCTTTGTACTTTACTTTCTTTTATTGCCTTTTTCATAACCAAATATTAAACCCTTTAATGTACCTTTTATAATACCATCTTCTATTTCACCTTTGCCTTGCATATTCCACCAATCCTTTGGTTGGTTTTTTAACCTTGCCGTTGTTTCTGCATTTCTTTGTGTGTATCCTTTTACGGGTTGCTGAGGAATATTCATTTTTCTACTATAATTTCTATTTCTGTCCAGGTCAACCACCCTTGTTGGTTCGCTTTGTTGCCTTCTATATCCACCAGATGATGGTTCAGGTGTTCCTGCCTCAGGTGCCTCTTCTGGAGATAATTGACCTGCCCATGGCCAAGCCTCCTCCTCGCCTGTAGAAAGATTTACACCATTTAGTGACTCAGGTGGTATTTTATAATCATTATCACCACTTCCTCTCCATGTTCTTTGTACTGGACTTAATGGTGGTGTATCATCCCTAAGCTCACCTGCATGTTCTTCATCATTATCATATATTGGGTCTGCTATTGGAAAATCTACTTGTGTCATACCCTTTCCTAAGCCTGATGGTGATACGTATCTTTTTCTACCTGCCTTTACATGTATTCCATCTGGCCATGCATCACCACTGGTAAGACCTGTACCTGTTAGTGTGGATTCAATTATATTTTTTAACTTAATCATATTAATAAATATCCTTTAGCGAATTAAAAATATATCATTCCTGTGATTTGATTTATTGGTGCAAATGCACCTGTTAGTTTATATGTGTTGCCTTTATATACAAATACTAAACCTTCACTTGGTACTATTGCATTCATACCACCTATTGAATTTAGTTTATTTAATTGTTGTGATAGTCTATTTAATTTCTTAATGTCACCACCTTTTTTAACTATTGCAATTGATGATTGTACTTGCTTTCTTATATTTTGTACTGCTTTATCTGGATTTGCAGCCAAAAACCCATCTACATTTTTAAGCACCTCTACACCTAATTCAAAAAATAATACCTCAAAAGGCAGCATATTCTTTTTAACTTGGTCTGCGTGTTTCATTTTATCAAATTCAATTGACTTTGCCAATACCTTTTCATCATCAATATTTTTTCTATTTAACCTAAATGATTTATCAAAAAATGCCCAACGTTGTACAAGGCCCATTTTTATTCTATTTTCAAGCTTGCCTATTTTCTTTTCTACAAAGTCCTCCCACCATGCCTGGTGATAGTCACCAAATGTATTTGAATCCTTCATTTTATATTTTGACATTAACTTATTTAACTTGCTAATAAAATAAGGCTGTTTTTCTGAGAAGTCCTGGTGTGCCTTCATTTTTAATATTTGTGGTCCTATTACACTAAAACTTTTTTGTACATTTGCATTTACCTGCTTTATCATTCCGGCCAACATTCTTGCACCATCATTTACAGCACCAATTGCTTTTCCTTCCTTATATTGTAGTACATTGTGGAATTGTAAATAAGGTGCATCATAATTTATAACATTTGCAGATGCTGGATACATTATTTCCATATTTACCCAATTGTTTCCATCATTAAATATTTTCTTTTTTTGTTTGTCATTTATACTACCAATTGCCTTTGACAAATCTTTCATTGCATAGTTAAATGCTTTTTCAATATTACCTCTACCTGCAAACTTTTTTGCAATTGCCTTTGAATCAACACCACCACGCTTTATATCGCCAGCATTTCTTGCAGCAAGTAACTTACCATTCCATGTTATAAAAAGATTCTGGCCATCAGTTTTTTCTGTTGCAACCTGATTTATATCAAGTTTTCCTTGCAATGATATGTTAATTATATTCTTAAAATCACCAAATGTTAATCCTTTGTCATCAAATGGATGTGACATATGACCATAGGCACCACCTTCTGTAATTAACCCCTCATATATAACATCAAGCCTTTTTATTTCTTTCTTTTCCCATTCAATAAACTTCCAACCAATAATTGCAGCAGTTCTTTCAATGTGCTTTTTCCACTGATTAAATGCCTGCGTACCTTCAAGGTCACCAAATTGCTTTGTACCTCCTATCTCACCTTTTACACCATTTGGCCAATATGATACTGTACCTGTAGGTCCATCTGGGTATCCTGTGTTATGAAAAAAGAATTCATCATCACCACTTATATAATTAAGTACCTTCATTCCTCTATTAATATTTTTTTCTAATTCATCGCCAAACATTTTCCATGACTTTTGATTTCCCCAATATCCACCAGGGCCATCATCAACCTCGGCACCTACACTATTTGCAAAGTTTGATGATTCAGATAATATCTTTCCTATGTTTATATTGCTACAAAATGTATCAATTGTTTCATTTAATTTTTCAAGTTTATTAACTATTAAATTATAATTCTTTGTATGACCAAATATACCCTTAAACAGTTTTATTTTATCTGATTTTTCTAATGACCTATCGCCTAATGCAGTCCTTATTGTTGTACCACTCATTTCGCCATAACCACTAACGCTTAAACTAACATGAGGTGCTATAATTGTATATGCACCGTCTTTATATCCTACTTCTGCCTTTCCTTTCCAAGGTCTAAAAAATTTACCACCTAATCTGCTTGCATCTTTTTTACCAACCATAAATACTGCAGCAGTTGTTTCAGGGTCAAACTTCCTTAATATCTCTTCTGCCTTGTATGGATTTTTAACCTGTACCACATTTGATATGCCGTGTGAGTTTATTATTTTTTTCTTTTCTGCAAAAGAAAATGGAGATTTTGGTAGACTAACCTTGCCACTTGTTCCAACATATGCATTCTTAAATTTTGACTGTAACCACTTAAATGTTTTTGCATGGTGTTTACCCATTGGCTGGAATCTACCAGGATATATTGCCACAACAGTTTTTATCTTTGTTTCCTCAGATAGTATATTTTCTGCCAACCAATTTCCTAAGTTCATGTTATTCTCCATATTATATAAATATTAAACTATTTAGTTTATGATATTTGCTCCATTGTAAAAAATGCTCCAAAGAGTGCATCCTTATTTGCAACAGATATTTCTATTATACACATTGTTAAATCATTACCGGTAAGCTTAGCTGCTTCAGTAGAACTAAATACTGTTGCTGCTGCTACATATGCTTGTTCAACAGTAGTACTGATTGTTGGGCACTTTGTTGCAGTCATTGACTTGACTAATGCTGGTGCACACCATCCTGCATTTTGTGTTGTATAAATTTTTACAGCAGCACCAGCCTTGGCCATTGGTATCATACAACTTGCTAATTTATATCCTTTAGGTATTATAAAAGATGTTCCTGCATTCATTGAGAATGAAAAACTAACTGCATTGCTAGAAAAAGAGTATGCTTGATATTTGCTATTTTCTCCTTCGAATTTATGTGCTGGTATCATATAATATGTATGATACCCCTGACTTCCTCCTACTGCATAATTAGGATATGAACTATTTGCATATGACTGTACTACGCCATCTACTTGGACATCTCCACCAGTTGGGTCAATTATAAGGTCACCTGCAACATCTATTTCTGGAGTTGCATCAACATTAAACGTAAATCTTGTTGTGGTTCCATCATTCATTTTTATTTGGTCACCATCAGCTGATAGTATAATATCAGCGGTTGCATCCAATGTTAAATTAGTAGAAGATTCTAATTCTGTACCTACAAATTTTGTAGCTGCTGTTATGTCATCACCAAATATATCACCACTTGCACTTATATGGCTAGATGCTGTTATATCGCCAAGAGCAACCTCAAGCCCTGAATTTTTTACTCTTAGGTTAGGTTCAGCATAGACTATTGCATTACTATCAATTGCAATTGCATCTGTAACTTGAACTTCTGAACCTATAAATTGGGTTGCATAAACATTATTACTTGAACTTATATGACCTGATGATGTTATATTACCTGTCTTGGTCATACTAAATATATGTGTAGTATTTACACCTGGTACTGCACTGTTATTATTTGCATTATATATATTAAATGAACCATAATTTCCTGTTTGGCCTGCATTTAATAGTATGCTAAATCCGTTGTCTGAATCAATGTGTCCATCTATTGCTTCTGTAGTTATACCTGTCAGTCCACCTCTAAGTACAACATCACCTCCTGTTGAATCCTTACCTTTAATAGTTATTTGACCATCTGTAAAATAATTACCTGTAGAACCAGATACTGCAAATTGTGGTGCAATTATATTACCAGATGATGTAACCACCTGTGTTGTTGATGCGGGGTCGCCTAATTGTATAAAATCACCATGTATTCTTGTTCCATTTGTATCGTTTCCAAATTGCAGGTTTGTGTCGTGAGGAGAAATGGAAAGCATTTTACCTGTTCTCATCTTACTTGTATCAATTTCACCACTGGCACTAAAGTGTCCAGACATTGTAACATCGCCTGTAAGCTCTGCAGAACCTTCTGATATAAATTTATTTGTTGCTCTAACAATACTTGCAGTTAGGTTTGATTTACCTGTACCTGCAGAGTCTCCAAATTCTGCACCTTTATCTGAAAATTTAATATGTCCTAGCTTTGTTGTTGTTCCTGCCTGCCTAAATTCAATTGTGTCACCATCAGTTACTATGTGATTAAATGAACCTGTTGTTGCGGTCATATCACCACTCATACTAACATTTGATGCAGTAATTGCACCAGATGCAGAAATTGAACCACTCATTAATGTAATATCAGAACCTTTTGATTTTATTGCGCCATTTACAGTTAGAACTCTTGTTCTACAATTCCAAAATATATTTTCATTTGTTCTTAATGTTTCGCAGTCTGCACTTGTATTATTATCATCTACAAATGTTAAATATCTAGGTGCATCTGTTGCTGCACATTGTATTGTTTTAATCTGATCTGCACATGCAGCTGTATCTGTACTATCTAATAATGTTGAACCCCAAACTCTTGAGTCTATTTCATCTGTATATAGTCTTCCATTTTTATATATAACGACACTATTATCTGTGTCTGCAGTAATATCTCCATATATATTACCACTTGCACTTATATCGCCTGATGCTGTGAAACTACCTGATATATCTAGACCTTTATGTGTTCCAACTGTTAAAAGTGCATCAGATGTTCCACCTTTTTGAACAATTATACTTCCTTCATTAGTAGAATTACCTGCTCTAAAAATAACATCCCTATTTGACCTTAGGTTTTGGTAAACCATATTGTCACTAGAATTCATAAGAATATTACCAAATTCTGTTCCTGCTGCATTTTCAAACCTTAAACCTTTGTCATTTGAAAATACAATATCTGCCTCTACCATATTTAGGTCACCACTTAGGTAGTTTTCGCCTGTACCTGATGAACTAATTTGTCCTGATGCTGTAATATCGCCTGTAAATGTATGTGTGTCATCAGATGAATTACCAAATATCGTTGAACCCGATGTTACGTTTATGACACTTTCTGATACAACATATGTTTGAGCAGTTATTGTGCCTGCTACAGTTACATTGTCGCCACTAAATGATATTGGTACGGTACTTCCTGTTCCGTCAAATATTGCACCTCCACTAGTATGAAGTACTCTTTGGTAAGTATCCTGAATATTTGAGCCTGATAAATCTGGCAAACCCATTTATAACCTCCTAATTTCTTTTTTGAAGGACTTTTACAATACCATCAATAACATTTTGTGATTTTTTAACATTATTTTTTCTTGTATATTCTGCAATTATTGTATTTAATTTTCCTCTTTTAACTTTAAGATTTTTAATATTAATATCTTCTTTAATTAAAAGCTTCATTATATTTACAATATGTTGTCTATCACTTTTACTAATAGAATTACTTTCTTTTATACCTGTAACAGATATGTTTAGTCCATTTTCTTTTATAACCTTTTTTTGTTGTGATTTTACCTCAACGGTAACTTTTTTACTAGCCTCAACTAGAAATTCTGATTTCCATGGGACAAAATAGGTGTCATCAGCTACCACCTCAAGTTTTATATTACCAGATGAACTTTCATCTAAAAAGCCTTTTAACTTTTTTACTGGTATACTACACTTACCACTTTTTGATATTGTTCCGTTAAATACAAAATTAATATCATCAGATTCAACTATCAATCTTGCAAATGAATCTTTTATTGATGCACCAGATAGTTTAATATCACATTCGAATACCTCACTTTTATCTGTATATAATTTATATGCCATTATTTAGACTCCTTATATGGAAACATTTTATTTAGTTTGTCCTTTCTTTCATTACACCCACAGTCATCACCTACTATCTTTTTTACTGCTATTTTTATACCAGTAGCCTCAGTGATTTTTTCTATTGTATCACCTAAACCTTTTGACTTTTTTATATTATTATCTTTACTGATGACTTTGCCTCTTTTATGATTAATTCTACGTCATTTACTTTTGCACTTATATTTTTTACTTCTTTTTCCTCATCATATTTTTTAATGCCATTCATCTTCATTATTAATCGTATAAGTTTCTTTTTCTTTTCTTTTTCTAAATCTGTTATTGCATCAACAACTGTTCCACCTGCATCTACAACCGTAATTATTTCCTGTATTAATGATACATTATCCCATGTATATGGAAATACAGAAGGAGTAAACCCCGGTTTATATGTTTGGCTTGGAGGTGCCGCTTCCCACTTAAAGTCTGCGTTACTCCATTTTATTTTCGTTATTGTTGCCATTATATAAATATCACTTTATAATTTAATAAATTAACTATTTACCTGTTAGTGTCCATGTATATGTGCCATCAGTAATACTTAGTACTTGTTTACTTATAGTAAATGTAAGTGTCTTTTTACCTGCTAACAATCCATTAGCTGTGGTTGCCGATGTTGCTGCTGTTGCTCTTGTTGCGGTTGAAGCATTTCCTGTAGTATCTTGATTTCCAGCTGTATTAACACCAGGTAAATTAATATCGGCACTTCCATCAAAGCTAACACCACCTATATTTCTTGCTGTTTTTAATAAACTACTAGTAGCTGCATATGATGCTGAGGTAGCCGTTGCAGCATTTCCTGTTGTATTTTGATTTCCAGCTGTATTTACTCCTGGTAGATTTATATTACCAGTTCCGTCAAAGCTAACCCCACCTATAGACCTTGCTGTCTTTAATGATGTTGCCTTTATATCAATATTATTTGTATTTCTGTCTGCCTTAAATATTGACTCCTTTCTATCATCACCTTTATCATTTTTATCTTCAGCTAAATCTCTTATGTCAAATGCAGTTTCTGGGTCATTTGTTCCTATTCCTACCTTTCCACTTCCAGATATATAAAATGCTATTCTATCATTGTTTGAACCAATTGATGCAGAAGGTATTCTAAACTGTACACTTGTTGGGTCATCTGGGTCTATTTCCCATTTTGCAACTTGCTTAAATGTTGAGCTTGATACTGGACGACTTTCCTTACTACCTGATGGCGGTATAGACCCTGAGTATATTACTATGTTTCTGGTAAACATTTTTTAATCTCCTTTATTTGCTTTTTTAGCTCATCTATTTCGCTTTGTTGCTCCTTTATACCTTCAATAAGAAGTGCAGTTAATTTATCATATTGAACAGTTAGATATCCGCCTTTTGAGCCATCCTTATCAATTGGTGCTGGGCTTACTGCCTCTGGTAAAACCCTTTGTATTTCCTGAGCAATTACACCAATATTATCCTTAGCCTTTGTTCCATCCTCCCAATCAGATTTTGATAGGTATCCCATTTCATACGCATGCTCATTATAGTCAAATGTTACACCTCTAATGCCTAGTATTTTATCAATAGCATTAGGTATAGTTTTTACATTTGTTTTTACCCTTTCATCTGAAACACCATCAGTAAGATCGCCTCTTACATCTACATCATTACTATTATATTGCCACCACATTACGTCAATATTTTTAGCAACATTATAATCGGTTCTAAATAGAACAACTGCATCTTGAGACCAGTCGTCCAAATCACCATCAGTTACTGTGGTTGTTCCTCCATCAAATCCTATTCCTCCACCTACATTATAACTTTGACCTACATAAAGAAGTCCAATTCCTTGGTGGTTATGACCTATTGCTGCAAGTAATGCAGCCTCTTGGTTAACAGATGCTTTTACTATTAGTGCAGATGCACCACCTGATATATCGGCATCATCAAGATACATAGGTAGTGTTTCTGCTCCACCCACATTGTCATTACCAACAGTTACTTTGTCACCTAGATATATCTCTCCATCTGCATCATCTATCATAAATAAAGTTTTATTTAGCTCTTCGCTATATACTACAAACCTCTCAGATGAATCCATTCCTACCCTCCAACCATCTGTTCCAGGTGTAGAATTTGTTGTTGAATTCATTAGGTGAAGGTATATACCGGCTGAGTCTCCAGCTACAAGAGATATTCCTTTAGTATCTCCACCAGTAGGTTCATGTACAGAAAGCATTGTTGTTGAAAGGCCATCAAGATCTCCAATTGATACACTTTGTGAATTTACAAGGTTTCCATGCTCACCAAAGAAGGAATATTGTTGGTTTTTACTTGGGTCAGAAACTATCGCTCTTGACATTATTCCGTATGCATCATGTCCATATCCGGACACCATAGCTGTTGTTGCTTCTGCATTATGAACACTACCTACAATTGCTCCTACATCATAACATGCACCTCCACCTCCTCCACCTTTTGTTCCACATGAATCAACAAATGTTGTTGTAAAGTCTGTGTAGTCTGTATTTACAGTTGAGCTGTCACTAAGTGCAAACATTGCACCTATCCTACTATCACTAATTCCAGGTGCGCCTCCAGCTGTTACATTTGTTAATACCGTACTAAATCCTGGTGAAGCAAATGTGGCTCCTGCACCATAATCTGTAGAACCTGTAATTATTATTGTACCTTCAGTCATAGATATTCCTGGTACACTTCCATCAATATTATCATCAAGTGTCATTACAGTATTTCCACTACCATCAAAAAATGACATACTTGCATTAGTACCATCAAGTTCAATTCTTTGTGCTGCTGGATTACCTATAGTAATTTTACCTGCACTACTCATTGTAACATTTGTTTGTTTTATTTCTGATTCATCTATGGTCCAGCCTGCAATAAGCTGTTCTGTTTTACTAAATCTAACTATATCTTTATATGCTGAGCTAGCTGTTCTTTTAACTATTTGTAGCCCGTATTCTGCTGTTCCTGGGTAGTATAGAGCATCCTTTGTTCCAATTTGGCCAAGTCTCATTATCTTTGTTGAACCAACTGAAGCTATGTCATTAGTCAAATAAACTGAAAATCCTCTACCATTATGAAAGTCACTAGTATCTGTTGTTTCAGTAGCTCCCATAGTGACATACATTTCTTTAGTAGCACCACTTGAATCATCATACTTTTGTATTTTGTCTGAATCTATTTTGAATCCAGCAATTCTACCTGCACTTGCCGTAATTGTTCCTGATAGATATACATTTTCACTATAAAGACCAAAACCTGGGTCGGCTGGAACCGGTCCTTCTCCTGCTACACCAGATAAATCTCCTAGCCTAGCTCTTCTTTTTGTGGATTGTGCATTACTTCCTGTTCTTTCAATTATGTCTATATAAGGTGTTGCAGAATCACTTGGTGCAGCATTTAGGTGTATGTATCCACTTCCACTTACACCTGCAGATGCTAATACTTGTCCAGCACTCATACTAGGTATTGTTCCAGCACCATCTGCATTTCTTGTTACAGATATTGTATTTGGTTCACTTGTTGAATCAACACCTGTAATTTTCATTGTTTCTGTAGTAAAACCTGTACTACCAGTTGCCTTTGAAATTATATATTCATTTACTACAAAGCCATCTGCATTTTTTACTGGTATTGTTGTTGTGCCTGCTATTATTATATCACTACCTGTTATTGTTGTACCATTTGATACTAATAATTGTCCACCTACAACATTAACACTTTGCTTTTCAAAAACTGCAGTATTTAATGTTCCTCTAATTTGTGCATTTTCAAATTCTGCCTCACCAGATGACTTTATTCTCCATCCTCTACCTGCACTGCCTGGCAAATTACTTGATGTAAAATCTGATGTCCTTAATTCACCTTCGGAATCAATTACAAGATTGCTTGATGATAGTTTTGTGGTACCTATATGCCATCCACCAATTAAACCAATACTTGATGTAATTGTACCTTCAAATACTGCACCACTTGCATGTAGTGTTCCACTATGGTCAACAGCAAAATTAGGTCCAAATTTAATATAATAATTTTTTGTATTTCCTTGGTCTGCTGGAGTAAAATCTATATAGTATTCATCTCTTAATATGTCGAATGGTGCACTACTATCTGTATCTGGTCCTTTATCTGACATATATAATGCGGCGCCATTTGCATCCAGTGTTGCATTTGAACCACTTAATTTTCCATCCTTAATTTCCCAATTACCTATTCTACCAGCACTTGCAGTTATTTCTGTTTCTCCATTTGATAGTGGCCTAACATGAAAACCAGAACCACTAATTTCAATATCACTATCACTACCAGATATAAATTGTAAATTAGGATTACCAATAAAGAACTTGTTTGCTCTTACATCAAGATGACCACCATTTGAACTTGAAAATCTAAAATAACTTTCGCTATTACCTACTGCCTCTATTCCAACACCTGTATAGTCGGTTCTTGTGCCTGCAGAATTTGACATAAAAAATGAACCACTCCATAACATCCATCCTCCATCAGTCGAACCTGACTGACCTGCATAAAATCCTTCATATGTTGTATTTTTTATTCCTGGCATATCATTTCTTTCCTAATATTTGTTTTATTTTAGGTCTAGGTGTATAATAGATAAATATCTCTTCATCCTTTTTTATATTGTTCATTGCGTAAAACGAAATATATTTATCCTCTGGAAATATTTTTGTTTTTGCATTTCTTTCTGATTCTACATTCGATGAATTATATATTGAACCATAACCTAAAACAACAATGATATTTTTTTTATTATTTTCAACATGTCCAAATACATAATCCCTTAGTCCATCAACTATTTGTGTTTTTGATATATTAAGGTAATAGCATTCCTCAAGTGTCTCTCCTGCATTAATGTCATCATTTGCAAAAACTCCATATCCATGTATAGGTGACCTTCTAACCTCTATTTTACTATTTTTGTATAAAACGTCTTTCATATTTATCCTATAGGTTTTACATTATATGGTGAGCCATTATCGCCAATAATAGTAGCATCGCCTAATCCATTACCAGGTCCATTAGGGTCATTACCAAATATTGTTATTCCTCCATCATCCATAGCAACATCACCTGTAAGAAAACTGTCGTATGGCACATTATCATATACAGTCTGTCCTACGTTTACATTATTAAGATTATTTGTCCATGTATTACCACCTTGTATATAATAGTTAGGTAGATATAAATCTTTATTTGCCTTTTCACCATACCAATTATACATTTCAAGCTTAAAGTCCATAAACTCACCAAACTGTTCTGTTCCTAATTTAACTTGGAATCCAAAGTCTGATGGTGTAAACCCAGTTTGTTCTACATCCTTTATTGAAATTTCTGATAATAACCAACTACCACCTGTTATAATAAATCTTACTCTATTATTACTTGCAGCCTCATTTGTTCTAAAAAATGCATATTGCTTTCCAAAACTTTTTAATTGTCCATCTGATGCCTGGTCTGGGTGAATAAAATATGACCTTACATATCTACCAAAATTATGTTCATATAGTGGGTCTGCTGGGTGTTGGTCTGGGAATGATGAACCTGACATATATACGTGCAAGCAAGGTGGATTGTGACCTGTTGGTGCACCATCACTTCCTGTTTGGAATGCAGCGTATTGCTTTCCATTTGCTATAAATGAAAGTTCATATGTTCTTTCTGTGCTTAGTAATATTCCGTCCTTATGGTGAAAATCATAAAAACTTCTTGCCTTACCTGGTTTTAGATTACCCATTGGACTATTTAATGGTGGCGAAAAGTCTCCGTATCCATCTGGATAGTATAGAAGACCATTTCCTTCTTCTGGGTGGAATGTGGCAGTAACATTATCCCATGATTGACTAACAAGCTCCTCGCCATTTCCTAATAATATTGAACCTAAAACAACAGAGTCACTTATTGATGCAGTAGGAAATGGAGGATAGTTTCCATTAGGATTTTGTTCTGCAGAATAAACGTAGTTTCCATTTGAAGGTCCTAGCCAATTGATTTGATATTCTGATATTGATGTCGATATAGGAATAGGGTTTCCTGAGTCATCTGTGTCTGGAAAGAAGTGTGTTAAATATGTACCAGAACCTGTGTACCAATTATTGTCTATTGTTTCTTGTTGGTCAAAATAACCTATAGGACTAATTGGCCTAGATGCACTTTCAGATACTAATAGCTCTATTCTTTCCACTACTACTTCATCCATAAATTCCCAACTTTTTATTCCAGACTTTGGCCTTTTATATACCTTTAACTTATATACATCGCCAGTTATTGGTTGAAAGTTTATTAGCCTAAAATTAAGATATGATACAATATTATTTACCTCATACCTTTGTGGTTGTTGTGCATATGACATTGAAACATGAACACCTGAATTTATCCATTCATTCATAAATGATATGTAGTCAAATTGGTGATAACTATACCCAGCAGTACTATTTCCTGTTTGTTCTACATGGTCAGACAAAAATGTTTGTGGGTTTGATGTATCTATTCCTGGTTGACAACCATTTGAATCACCTATAAAAAAGTTATTTGCAAATGTTGAGTCACTTGTTGGCGTATCATAAAATATGAAAGTAAGAAAAGGAGGAAGTAATATCTTTGGATTACTTAATCCTTGTGGTGGTGGAGGTGGGGGTGGTGGATATGGTGGGTCCCAAGGGTTTCCTACTCCTCCGCCTCCTGGTCCAATTGGTGTACCATCTAGTGAAAGACCTTGTGCCATTCCAGTAAAGCCCATCTCTCCATCAAAGAAGGGCATACCAGGACTAAAAACTGCCTGTCCATTTTCGTGAGCATCAGTATAATAATCGGCAAATTCATCTGAGTGTACTAATACACTTCTTGTAAACATAAATGACCATGGGTGAGGACAAATTGTTACTTCTGTTTTATTATGTAAAGCTGGATTAGGTTCAATATATCCTCTAAAAGGTATTGTTTGATAATCAAACTGTGGTTTGTACCAAAGCATCCATTTTTGAAACATCTCTTGCCCTATAACATTCCACTGGCCTTGCATAGGATTTAATCCTCCATCACCTTCACCATCATTTATAAAGCCTACGTTTTGAGGGTCATTTGTTCCATCATCATTATATTCAAATATTCCATGAACAATTTTTTGTGTTGAATTATAAAATGTATATTTGCTTGGTCCATTTTCATAAACGCTTGGTCCAAAATTATATGTTGCATCAATATATTCTATGTGCATTTGTTGTCCACCTACACCAACAGCATAGGGTGAAATTGCCCTATTAAAAGATAATGCATGAAGGTACGGATCATTAGATGATGTTCCAACAGTTGCTGTTGGTGATGACCCTACTGGTGTTGGTGCATCCACTGAATGTGAATAAACTTCTCTAAATCCACTTGCTAAATGACTAGAACCACCTCCTGATGAGTAGTTTGATGCACTTAATCTTGTCCATATTGGTGCACAAGTAGACTCACTCATTATGTTTCCATAAAATTCGTGAATTAAACCAGTGGTTACATATGCAATGTCATTAACAATTCCAGTTACTTGTCCTATTCCATTATTTGCATTTTCACCTGTTGTAAACTGTCCAGAACCATCAGAATGCCAACCTCTATCTCCAACAGTATTTATTGCATTATAATTTGATGGCTTTGAAAAGTCTGTCCATCCTGTACCTAATTGTGTTGATTGTGATAATGGATAGCCTCCTACAGGTCCAAAAGATAAGTTTCCATTAATGTTAAATCCTTGGTAGTTATAGAAATAAAAATCATCCAATGTTTCACTATCACCATTTACGTGATATTGACCATTTGGATACATATGTGCATACAAATAATTACCTACAGACTGGCTTGTATTTGGGCTCCAAAAAGAGTGTGATGCCATTAACTTCCACATATCTCTACCATCAATTGCAAACCCATATGCAGATATTATTCCTGCATTTGTTAATTCCTGTATATTATCTACCTGTACGTTTATTCCTGCACCATTTGTATTATAGTTTGCTAATGGTGTTGGTAGCGATTGTGATACATTTTTTGTTGCAGCATCTAGCTGACTTCCCCAAACAAATGTTGGTTGTGGATCTACATATCCTATTTGCCTACCACTACCTGTATCAACACCTATTCTAATCATGTTTTTACCTGTATTGTCTGTGACTTCTTTCCATCCAGGTATTCTTTGGCCTGCAACAGGGTTTGGCCCTCCATCTACCTCCAGTTCGCTTTGAAAGTTTCTATAAGGACTAGACATTGAATAGTAAAGGTTTGTATTTAATGTTGTATTATTATCACTTGTAATATAGTTATATGACCAAGTAGCCTCATACATTGATGCAGAAATAGAATTACTTCCACTTAATGTGCTATATTTTTTTCTATCATAATCAAGATATATAAGCTCACTACTATTTGGTCTAAATGGTTCTATTACAATATCCTTTGACCATCTAACATTGTATCTATCTGCATACTTTGATATATTTATATTAGGATTTCCTTGTATTGTTTTTCCTTCAGGAGTTTTTGCAGCTATACCAGCAACTAATATTCTTCCAATACCTGGTGCAGCATCACTTTGTAACCATATTGCAACACACCTCTTTCCACCTTTTGCATCTGCAATTGTTTGTGCATATTGTTGGTCCCAAAGTCTATCAGGTCCATATTCAGTTGTTTCTACAAATATATTATCACCATTTGCGTCAAGTACCTCTATAAGTATTTCTGTATCTTTTTCTAAGTATTCACTATCCCCTAAAAGAAATAGTGCATTTTTACCACCTTCAAATTGATTTGGCATTTTTACAATCTTAAAATATCTAGAACTCATTGCACTAGTATCCTCAATAAGCACATCCATATCCTTAATATCATAATATTGGATATTTTGCCTACCGGCAATAAAACTTTGATAAATGTCTATACCTTGTTCGATACTATTTGGCAAACCTAAACTCCCTTTTTATATAAATATCAATAAATAACATTACTTAAACCGGACTGTTTTGTTATTTCTATTGATTCATCGGCCATATCCTTCATTACATCAATGTGTGAAATGATAAATATAAATTCAAATTCAGTTTTTAGATAGTCAAGTAATGTTGTCATTGAACTAAGGTTTGTTGTATCAAGGTTTCCAAAACCTTCATCTACTGCCAGGAAATTTGGTCTTGGTAGATTTGATACATTTATTAATGCAACTCTAATTGCTAATGATGAAATAAACTTTTCCATACCAGATGTTAATTCCAATGGCCATGTATTTATGTCATCATAAACAATGTTTGCAAGAATATTTTTACCATCAACACTAAACGTTATTGAAAAATCAACTATTTGTGAAAGTATATTATTAACCTCATCTTGTATGTATGGTAATACATTTGTAATTATATCATAGGGTATTCCATCTCTTTTCAGTGCTGTTAAATAATACTCATATGCCTTTTGCTTATTTTCCAGATCATGTGCCTTTTCAATAAGGTCATTTATTGATTTTATTTTACTTTCCGCTAGCTTAATATTACTAAATGCAGTTGCAACAACACCTTCCACACTAATAAGCTCTGTATCCAGTGAACTTTTCTTTCTGTCCTGTACATCTATTTCTGCATTAATAGATTTATTTTCATCTATTGCTTGTTCGTTTTTATTATACCTTTTTATATCCCTATTTATTATTCTAAGGTCTGATTTTAGTGAACTTATCTCTGAATTTCTATTTGCAGTTTTTGCTTTTATTTCTGATTGATATTGTTTTATCGTCGACAATCTTTTTTCAAGTTTTGCAAACTCATCTATGCCACTAAAGTCTGAAAATTTATCCATTTTATTTTCATATAAAGACTTTTTATCTAAAAGGTTTTTTACATCCTGCTTTAATAAAACAATGTCCTCCTTTGCCTTATATGCAGACTTGACAAATTCATTATCGCAGCAATATTTACAATTTGGGTCGTATTTGTGTGTATCAAGTTTTGATATTAGGTCAAGCTTACTTTTTACTGATACCTTTATTAATTCTATACTTTGCTTTATGCCCCTTAGTTCAAGTTCTGCAGAGTCATATTCCACTTTATTCTTTTTTGCCTCATCCAAGTTAATGCTGGATATACTATTCATTATTTCTTTGAATTCTAATTTGTTTTGCTCAGTATAGTTTTTATATTTTTTTAGTTTTTCATTGTGTTCATTAATTGAATTATTAACAAAATCCTTTCTATTATTTAATGCATCTATATCAAGTGTGTCATCAATTTTATTTAACGTTTTTGATAATCGCCTTATTTCCTGGTTTACATTTGAAATTTGTGATTTAATATAGTCAAGGTCAGCCTGTTCTGTTTTATAATTTGACTTTGCGACTTTACATTCATCTTCTGCATCTATTAATTCCTGTGAATAATCTGTTTTTCTAAAATCATTTAATAGTGCTTGTACATCTCTTATCTCTTCGTTAGCCAATTGATATAATTCCTCAAATACAGTAATATCAAGAAATTGTGCCAATAAATCTTTTTTCTCCAGCTGTGTTTTATCAATAAACCCTGTATTGTTATTTTGCACAGACATTGCTGTTAAAATAAAGTCATCATATGTACCTAGATATCCTTGAATATTTTGATTTGTATACACCCTTTGCTCACCATTTAATGATACAGGTTCGCCACCTTCACCATCCATCCAAAAATTAACTATTACCTTTACATGCCCATTTTTTTGTTTTTTACCTGTTCTTTCTATATAATAATTTACACCATCTATTTCAAAATTAAATTTACAACTAAATTGTGACTTTTGATTATTTAATACATCACCTGCAAATTTTGTTCTGGAGCACTTATCAAAAATACAATATGATAATGCATCAAGCAATGCAGATTTTCCCATATGATTTTTTGCAAATAATCCTACAACACCTTTTGTTTTTTCAAAGTCAATACTATTATCCTTGCCATAACTAAACATGTTTGAAAATTCAAATCGTTTTGGCCTCCAGTTTACGTGTCTAGATACAGAAATACCAGATAAACTCTGGTTTAATGTTCTATTAATATTTTTAATACGTTTTAAGACGTCTGGCTCGATTGAAAAGTTTCTTGTTAAATAATCCTCAATCAATTTATTCTGATAATTGACGTCTCTTGTGTCCTTTGTTAATGAATTTGCCTTTCTATTTTCTGCAGAGTTTGCAATATTATCCTTTTTAATTGTAACAATATCTGTGGTTTTACATTTTCTTTTTATATTTGTAATTACCTTTTTTAACTCTGCCTGTGTTGTATTTTCTGTTCTTATTCTTACTCTTGGATATTTTGGTATATCATCAATATTAGGCATTATACCATTTGTAATATCAACAGTATAATAACCATAATCATTTTGCAATTCTGTAAACTTGTGTGTTCTATTTTCTACATCCCATATTGTATATCCATGTCCATTAAATGCCTCACCAAAATTTTGCTGTATCAGTGAACCTACATAATGAACTCTTTTTCTTTTATCCAAAAACTGGTGTTTATGTATATCACCTAATAGTGCCAAATCATAACCAGAAAACATAGACACTTTTAGTTCATCGTTTGACACTCTAAAGCCTATATCGGTAGTTGAATTATTAACTGGCCCATGAAATAATGCTATTTTTGTTTTTGCCTTAAATGAATCTGCCTTTATATAGTCACAAGGTTTATCAAATACACTAAATACAACAAAGCTTGTATCAGCTATCTCATATATACCAGAATCCTTAAGGTAGTGTAATTGTGGATGGTTGAGATTTTCAATTATTGGTGACAATGAATCCATCCTACTATTATTGTTTAGGTTTGTATCATGGTTACCCGTAATTACAATTGTGTGCCTTTTGTCTGCTAACTTTCTAAAAAATTCAGATGTTAAATCAATTAATTCTGGTGATATATCTGTTTTATTGTGTACTATATCACCACCTACATATATAATTGCATTTTTTGGTAATTCATTAACAGCTTTATATAGCTTTCTAAATACATGTCTATATTCTTTGTGCCTTTGGTAGTTTCTTATGTGAATATCTGCTATGTGTAATATGCTTTCGAGTTTTTCAAAACCTACATTAATTTTCATATAATTTATACTCCATAATCTTTTCAAATGATAGTGGCTTTGTGCTATCTATTAGTCTGTTTATTTCTTCTCTGCCTAATTCGTTTGGGTCCTTTCCTGGCATATCAACAAGATGTACATCTATTCCGTGACCAATAAAATATTCAGACAGCCTAATTGCATCTGATTTTGCATCATCATCAAGCACAATATTTATCCTACCTACTCTTTTTTCAACAATTTTCTTTTTTAATTCACTTGACATTAATTTACCAAAAAGTGGTATTGAATTATTATCAACAGTCATTGCATCTATAGGACCTTCAACAATTGTTATTGGTTTATTCCAATTAATAAGTAAATCAAATCCTATTATATCCTTTGACACTTGTGGGTTTTTATGCTTAAAATCTGTATCATAAAATGACCTTCCTGTAAAATAATTTAATTCACCATCGCAATCATAACTAGGTATTATAATCATTCCAGAATATGGTCCATCCTCACAATAGCCTATATTATATCTTAAAATATCATATTTAGAAAAACCTCTTTTCATTATATACCTAAATGCATTTCTAAAATCTGGACTATTTTTATTGCCTTCAAGTATTGGTATAAATTCATTTGGTAGTCCTAAAATTTTTTCTGATGTTAGTTTTTGTGTTGGTATTGCGTCGCCAACAAGGTCATAATATTTTTTTATTTTTTCAGGTGATGCATTAACCTTCTTAAATATTGAATATATTTTTCTACCTTTTTTACCACACACCCAACATTGCCATTTTTGGCTTATTATATTTATGCTTAGCTTTTTTTTATGGTGATTACAATACGGACAATTAAATGATACCTCATCATTGTTTATTTTACCCCTACCTAAAACACCTTCAAGCAGACTTATTATTCGAATATTTGACATAGTGTTAATATAATAAATTTTTGTGAATTACTTAAATTTATTTTAACCAATCTTCAGGTATTTCTTTACTAGCAAATAGAATGCCATGCTTATTGCAAAAATCAGCATACGTTGTTTTACTTCCTTTTCTTATTTTTTGATTTTCGTTTTGAAATACTATTCTTATGTCTAATTTAGGATTTTGCTCCTTAATTAACAAGTGTTTTTTTCTATCCTCAAGTGTCCACCTACCTTTTGTTTCAATAATAATTCCATTTGGTAAAAAAAAGTCTGGTGTATATGTTCTTGATTTTGCTGGTACAGTAAACGAAACCTTTTCTGATTCGTACTTGAATTTTATTTTCTTTTTTTCAAGCATCTTTGCTGTTTCATATTCAAAACCGCTTTTATAACCATTTGCCAATGCTTCTTTTCTTTTATTTTTTGCCATAACTCTTCCAATATTTGGGTGTATAAATCTGCTTTTTCTCATTAATGGTATCCATTTAATAATTCTAATAAATCATCTATTGCATCATGTCTATGGCTATCATTTAATACACACTTAAATACATAGTTTGAATTAATTAATTTTGCCATGTCATGATATGCTGAATAGTTTTTGTCCTTTAGGTCTATTTGATATGAGTCTCCACAAAATATCATTTTTGAGTCCTTGCCTAACCTTCCAATAGCCATTGCCAATTGCGACCTCGTTAGGTTTTGGAATTCATCTACAATAACAATTGAATTGTCAAATGTTCTACCCCTAAAATGTGCCAATGATACTAATTCTATTTGTTCACTACCTTCCATTTTTTCTAATACCATTGGTTTATTATAGACCTTTCTCATATTACTTCTAATAGGTACTAGCCAAGGTTCCATTTTTTCTCTTTCTGACCCAGGTAAAAATCCATTATCTTCTGTAGAAATTGTTGGCCTTGTTATAATAATCTTATTGTATTGCCTTTTGAAAAACTGGTCTAGTGCAACTTGTACTGCTAATAATGTCTTTCCACTACCTGCTTTTCCTACTATAAAGTTAAATGGGTTTTTTAGAATTTCCGTCTTTGCTTTTTTCTGCTCCGGCGAAAGAGAAATTGAAAACCTTACACTACCCTTAGGTGGTGCTTTATCAATATTTTGTTTAGCCATCTAGTGACCTCCCTTAATTTATTTATGCATCAAATCTTACAACTATACTGATATCGTATTGGTCTGAAATTTTCAGCGGTCTTGCTAGTTTACCTGTAGCACATAAATCTCCTCTATCATTATACAAACCTACTGTTGTTGCATAAGGACAAAATGCACTACCTGTTACTAGACTTCTTAATATATAACTACCTGTACCTTCGGCACCTGCAGCTACCCCGTTATTTGAACCACTAAGTATTGTTGGATTTGTAGACTGGTTATATTCACCATCCTGTATTGTACAATAATACTCATGTTCTGTCATTGTTAATGTACTTTTGAAATTTATATTTCTCCATCCTCCTTCAGGGACTGGTAATTCCTCTGGTGGTCCATAAAGGTTAGGCGAAATTGGAAAAACAAATATTCCTGCACTATAGAATATATTTCCTACCCAAGTTCCGTCCGTTCCTGTAAGATTTCCCTTACTATCATCTGTTATAGTTTGTAAAGCTGATATACCTATTGAATGTGATATTGATATACTACCTGGCTTTATTCCTTCGCCTATTATATTGGTTGGCAATTGCCAAACAGAGCCTGTTGGTTGATTATAGAAGTCATTTGTTGTACTTCCTGGTACTCTGCCGCCATGATATTCTGTTGCCATTTGTGATATTTGAGCATCGTACTCAGTATTATTAACAGAAGCAGTTAGGTAAAAGGTATGTGCCAGACTTGAATATAATAACCTATCATAAAGTGGGCCTGTTGTTGTGCTACCAGACGATGCTTGTCCAGACTCATTATTTCCAAAGAATTGGCTTGCACTATAGTATGCACCATAACCATCATGCTTTTTATAAAATGACTGCTTAAAGCCGTATGACCCAGTATCTAGGTGATGAATATTCCACTCTTTGTGGCTTTTGAAGTCTTGAATGGAGATGTCATCAGGAAGTAAATCCTTATAAGTAATTGACATTATCTATCTCCTTTTAGAATTCTAATTTAACCTTTATCAGAGCCTCTCTTGTAAAGTTTTTCAATAATGGTTTACTTAATTTTGCAGTAGCTACCAATTCATTTTCATCATTATACATACCTACAGTTGTTACATATACTTGTGGGTCTCTTACCATTGATGCATGCCTTAATTGGCCCGAACCTGTAAATGTGAATGTTGGGTTTGTACTAAAATTATAATCACCATTTTTAATTCTACAGAAATAGTGTGCAGAAGTAATGTCCTCCTGGCTTCTTGCTGTAAATAGTGATGCAGATTTCATTAGGTCCCAGAAATATCCATTGTGTCCTTGATCTAGGTTAGCAGATGAGGTTACAAAATATTTTGTAAATGTAGGGAATGCCGCAGATGTGTATGCATTTGTTTCACTTGATAATAGTCTTCTTGAAAGAATTATTGTTGCAGCCTCAGGATAGAATAATCCATATATATGTGTTGCATCAAATATTGTCTGATCAGAACCACTAACAACATTATATACTTTTTTACCACCTGATGTTGTTCCGGCAGCATTTGTACTACTATCATCACATAATTGTAATGCATGTGAACCAGACGATATTTTGAATGTCCAGTTTCCTGGGTTTACTTGTTCTTTATAATTTCTTCTGTCAAATGTTATTGCAATAAAGTCATGGTCATTTGTGCCGTTTATTGTAAATACATCATCTGTTGCATCCAATAGTAAATTTGCATATTGTGTGTATACAGCTTTTGAAGGTGTATATCCTTGTGATGCACCAGATGCAGAAACAGAGCTACTACCAAAATAATTTCCATATGCAACTGCAAATTCCGGTGATTGTAATGCAGAATCAGAATAGTTTTGTACATAATATTGTTTTGATGTACCTTGTGATGCCGTATGGAATGCACCTACCTTTAATGAACCTGTTGTCCCTGCAGTCCACATACCGTCCGTTACAGCAATTTTTGTGTTTGATTCAATTACATCTTCTGAGTCAAAATCTTGGAAAACTTTTGCCTGAATTTGTTGTCTTCTTTTTATTGACTTTTGTTGTGCAATTGCTCGTCTATTTAATTTTGATAATCTTCTTGCCATAATTTATTCCTTAGCTCTGTAATATATCTAATGAAGCATCCTTCTTAATTGTAATAGGTATGTCTACACTTCCTCCAGTTTCATTAGCAGTAATTGTTAATGTTGTTGTACTATCCTCGGTTAATTGTTTTGCAATTATTTCAAACCTTATACCAGTTACTGATATTGATTTTGCATCATCACCAAGAACATCTGCAGTAGTTGCAGAACCAATTGAACCACCTGCGGCAACTCTTAGTGTTGCAAAGTCACTGTTGCCCAGTGTTGCAGTATATCCTAATACTGAATTTCCGTTTGCAATGTTTGCTGTTGTAGGAGTAATTATCTGTGAGCTTCCAGGTCTATTTAGTGTTATTGCGCTTAAGCCTACCTCTAATACAGGCAACCTTAAAGTATTTTTACCTAATGAAATAAGTTTGTATTTCATCATTTGACCTTCTAATGGAAAAGATTCAAGTATTGGCATTGCCTCTATTGCCTCTCCATATTTGTCAGAACCCTGGTCATGCCCTGTGTCCCATAGTCTATAATCTATTTCGTCATCGGCAAGAGCAAACTTTGTAATTTCAAGTTCTCCTTTTGCTAAAAGTTCACGGCCTTTTTTTGTAAGTATTGCATCTACCGTTAAACTTGTATTATCTAAATATCCCATTATTTTCTCCTATAATCAGTTTAATATAAATATCTTTTTAGAAAAATTTTATTCGTGTTATCGTACCGTTAAACTACCATCACCACTTCTTTCTTTTACAATTAACTGATTTGTCTTAATTAATATAAATGATACTATTGGTCCAGCATCAATAGAATTTTGCCTTTCTGTACCAAACCTTGCATCTTCGTTAAAATCTCCTGCGGTCATCTTAGAACCTAAATAATAAGATGAAGCAACCCCTGCACTTAATTTTTCATATCTACCTAATCTGTGTCTTAATTGGCTTTCTGTTGGTGCAAAATCTCTTACACCATCAAACGACCTAACAGCTCTTGAATCCATCAATGAAAAGTCTGCAATACTTGCTGTTGTTCCTGTTCTCCAAAAAGATTGTGACACATATGAACCATTTTTATATGAACCCTTATTTGTTAATTGTACATTTGTTCTATATACATCTGCTGTAGAATAGTCATTATCTCTAGGTATTGCAAATGTTTTATCAGGCTGTATTCCACTTATAAAACTAGCTGTGGTATCTGGTATTGTTGCCTCAAATGTAAAGTTTTCTCTATATTCATCTCTTTGTCTTATTCCAGTACTATCAAAACTTTGTGATGATGGACTAGTAGAATAATATAATATCTGTGGCTGACCTTGTACCTTTGCTCTTTCCAAAGAATTTGGTTTTATAATTAAACCAACACGCTTAACTGCTCTTGCAGGTAGAAGGTTTTCTAATTGCCTAAAAAATCCTCTATTAAAATAATTTAATATTTTTGAAAATTCATATATATTTGGTTGTGTACTATATTTCTTAAAATATTCTCTTCTTAGTCCATTTAATTGAGGATATGTTGTTCTATATCTATCTCTTGGATCGCCTACAAAATCATCAACTCTATTTTCACCAAATTGATATGCTATATCTAGGTCTGTATTGTCTGTTGGTGATAATGCAACCTGTACTATATTACTATCTTTTCCTACAAAGTCCAATGAACTAGAGTCATGAGTTTTATTTGGTGATAAAAATCCATCACTATATGTATCAAGATTTCTTATCTTTCTATCACTTCTTTTATTACCTATTGAGTTAGGTACAGAAATGTAGTGTTCCTCTACACTTTCCTTATAATTTCCATCTGTGTCATCTTCAAATCTAAAATTTCTAAATGTTGCATATGACTTAGCAGAGGTACTATTATAAAAGTATGAAGATGAAAATGATTGATTTGGATGGCTTGAACTTATATGTATATTAGCAATATCACTTTTTCCGTGATTATATACATTACCATCCGAACCAAGTGTAAATCTTCTTGTTAAAGTATTGTATGAGCTTGTATAGTGGTTTCCAAAGTATGCTGTTGGTGCCATAGTATGTCTATGAAACACATCTTCGCTTATCTCTTCTGCATATTCTCTATATTCCTGCAGCGAACCTGAAAAATTCATATCAGGTGTGTCTGTGGAATAATTCCATCCACTACCAGTTGTAAAGTGTCCTGCCCATGCAGTTGAATATGATGGAAGATACAAGCCTGATACATATCCTAAACCATAATAGCTATCGCTCATTGCTTGGAGAAAACCGTCATTGTAGTCCTCGGCAAGTCCACCACCACTACCATTTACTGTTAGTGTTGCACTTCCACTATGTGTTATTTGATTATCCTCGTGGTCACCAGACTTTGCACACCTTAGTGTATAAACAACATCTATATTTCCAGCTGTTACAGGTACATCTGTTGATAGCTGCATATTCCACCAATCACCATCAAATATAGGCAGTCCATCTACTGAAGCAGAAACAACTGGGTCTGAGTCTTGGTCTGCTAAATAAAATTTTAATGAACCATAACTACCAGTTCCAGATGGTTGTAAAAGTACACCCCATTTATTTACACCTTGTATTAATGATTGTGGTGTTAATTGTCCGGACTGGCTAAATGACTTAAATCTTAGCTGTATTGTTCTAGGCATTGCATCTGTAGAAATACCATCTACATTATCTGATTCATTTGCATTTCTACCAAGACCAATGTGTGCACTTCCACTCATATGTATACCATAATTATGTATTGTCAATTCTTGAAAGTCCTGTCCATCTACAGGTGCACTTCCTCCAAATTCCTGAATGTTCATAAGAGTTTTTGGTATACCATAACAAGAAAGATATTGTTGTACAGCTCTTTTTGTTCCTTTTGATTTAAGCATTTGTGGAAGATTATTTACTATTCTTTTCCATATTTGCTTATCTACATCTTCTAGATTTGGTGTTTCTTTTGTTGGACCAAATGATGTATTTCCTTTATATCTATGTGGCTGTGTGTAAAGCTCATTTATAACACTTGGTCGTAAATTTGATACTGATGATGACACAAGAATTCTATTATAAACCCTAATATCATCCAACACACCATCAAATGGATATGACACACCTGTAGATGATGTATTAAATAATTCGTATGGGTTATTATTTCTTTCACCTATTTTTATACCTTGGCCTGGGAAATTTACACCTTGTACATCACCCCATTTCCAGAGTGACCTGCTTGCAGCATTTTCAAACTGGTTAGGTGATAGACTTTGTTCTGAGTAGTTGTCTGAAATTATAATTTCCTTTGCTCTTAGTCTTCCATTAATGTACATATCATAATGGGCACCAGGAGCGCCAGCAACACCGTGGTTTTCCTCTCTATTAACTTGTATTACAAAATGGCTAAGTGAGCTTGTTAACTGTCCTTCTAAAAATTGGTCATCAGAGCTTACGGAAAATGGTATATCTTGAGTACTAGTAGTTTCAGTAGAACCATCATTTTTCGTAATGTGTAAAATAACTTGCTTGTCATCTGGCTTAAAGGAGACAATAAAACCATTCACTCTTTCTCCATTTCCATCACCATCAGGGTCTCTCATTGTTGTTGTGTCAATAACAGTTTTATAGTCTGAATCTGTTAGATTATTTAGTTTTGCCCAAAACGATACGGCAAATGAACCTGAATCTATCCATGTGTCATTGTATTCTTGAATATTTGTATCTACAGCATAAGCATGTACAGAACCACTGTCTTCGGCAAATACTGCTGCATTTCCTGTTACACCTGCCTCATTTAGATGGTTTGTTTTTGCACCTTCATTAAAAAATTCTGTTGTGGTGTTTGATGTTTTTGCAACGTGTCGTCTTGCATATTTACTTGTGTCCTTAAATGTAAAACTTCCATCATCATTAGTATATGCAACTCTAAGTAATAAGTCATCATAAAATGATTCTATTTCTGTTTCAGGTATATGGCTTCCACTTGTATCTGTTCCATTAACATATTCCCAAAGTTCTGCTAAATCAAATCCTGGTTGTAATGTCCAGCCCATACTTTTTGCAGCACTATAAATTAAATCCTTTGACATACCCTCATAAAGGCTTTCATCTCTATTATGAATCTTACCTATATGTTTTATGTATGTATATATTTCATCAAAGTGGTGACCAATCATATCAGTAAATAGAAGATAGTCAGAATTGTTTTCATCTAATTTTATATGGTCGGGTAATAATTCTTTTAATTCATGAGGATTATTTGTGTCATGCAAGCTTGCAGTTGCCAATTGTCTTGTATACCATGTTGTTGACTCGGCTGAATCTACTGATGCTAGTGTATATGGTTTTGTTGAATTTGTTTTTGGCCATGTTGCATTAAAATATGATACATAATTTGTATCTAACTTATTATCAAATGTATCAAGTATATTTCTATCTTCTTCTGCAGAGTGTGATTCGTAGTATAGATATTTTTCATATCCATCAAAATTAACCTTTACATCATTTATTTTTGTATCATAAAGTGCTTTATTTTGTAAAAATTCAACAGATGATGATGCAGCTCCGTTACTTAATCCTTCAAGCTGTGTTGATACAAAATCACTTTGTGATTGATAGTATTCTATTTGTTGTAATTTAAGCTTAAAGTTTTTTAACCTTTCAGTTGCAGAACTAAAACAAACAAAATTATTATAATCTCTATAGTCAACATTTAATCTTGCACCACCTAAACTTTCACTTATAATAGTATTTTTTATACTTTGTGTTACACTACCTGTTGCAGCACCTAATAAAAGGTTTTCACTTTTATAATCTACAGTTGCTGCTTGTGGTAATTCAGAATAGTTATATCTAAATGAAGGTTGCCTTAATACATTTACATTTTCCTCAACCTCTTCTTGTAATTGTACATTAATGTCAGTTACAAATGGTAGCATTTTTTGCTTATATATATTTGCAACATCACCAGAATCAAGGTCATCGGGTAGTGGTTTTGAGAGTTTTAATATTGTAGAATTTGATTTTCCGTATTTATCTCTTTTCCAGGAAACAACCATACATTCATATGATGCATTAAACCAGAGAACAACATTTTCCTGTACTATATCTCCTTTGGATACATCAGCTGAATCAGACCAATTTCTAAATGCTGAATTATCATCACTATTATCTGAATATGCTAATTCAACTCTTAATTCTGTTCTGTCTGAGTTTATTTCTGTTACTACAAAGGTTGTATTTTTGTTAAATAGCCTTTGATAAAAATTACCTACAAGCCTAAACTGACCTCTGCCTATTTGAAAGTGTTCCTCTACAAGACCTCTTACATCAATCTTAAATCTATCCTCAGAAAATGCAGTATATACCTCTTCAGAGTCACCAGTATATATGTATTGTATTTCATTATTTTGGTAAAATTTTAATACAAAAAAGTCTGCAGTATCAGGACCTAATACTAATGATGTATCAGTATATCTGGAAAGTGTTCTTTCCCAATCAAGAGAATCAAGTGCTACAACTCTTTCCAGGAATGTATACCCTTGTAATTTTAAGCCATTATCATCATATAATTTCATTATGCAGGCTCCTTATAGTTATTAAAAGGATTTTGTGGGTCGTTATTTCTATTAAAAATAATTTCGTCCTCATATATTGTAAAAGGTATTAGCTTTTTTGAATAGGTTTTACCTGAAGCTATTTCTATTGGTTGGTCGCCAGTTCTAAGGTTTTCTGTTTCCTCGGTTGGTCTACCTGCAGCACTTCTAGGTATCTTTCTAAGTTCGATTGTAGGTCCAGTTGCTGGGTCTGCCCATATCATAAAATCTGTTTCGTGTATTTCTCTAAGTGTAAAGATTCTTTTTCTAGGTCTAAATCTTGTACCTGTATCATCTCTTTCTGTATTTAGATTTCCATATTGATTATTTGTTATACCAAAATTAGGTGCATATACATTTATCTCTACCTGCCATGTATCTTTATAATATTCAGGTATATCATCAAAATTTGTACACCTTAGGTGCAACAATGCCCTTCTCCAATCCCACTGTGATGTATTAGACACCCCTGTGTTTTCATAGTCCAAACTTACCAAACCACCATGTCTTGTATTTGGTCTTGTTATTAAATCATCCCAGCACCAAATAAAGTTTTTTGTTCTAGCCTGATTTTCTACAACCAAAAATTTTTGATTTACACTTGTACTTCCAAAGTCATTATATATTTCTGCAGTTATTGTTTGTATTGCTTCATCTTTTGGTTGTGCATTATGAATTTGAAAGTATTCATCTCTACCAAAGTTGCCTTCCTTTACTAATTCACCATCAAGAAAAAATTTATATTTTAATCCAGTATTTACTGCAAGTTTTGTATCAATATCTTTGTAGTTTATTGCATCAAATATAAAGAATAATGGACTTGAATTTTTATAAAATACATATGTAAAATCTATTAAATTTTCTGCCTCTGGTGATGGAGAGTTTGGCCATTGCCAATAATTTGAATTAGGAATTCTTTTACCTGCCTCATCCTTTATCCATTCAAAGTTTCTTGAACCTAATTTAAGAGATAGTGGAGCAGAGTCTGGTAATGGATTTTCTGCAACCAATTCATCTGATATTTCGCAGTCAATTACTTCTCTAAATGTTTGTGATTCAAATTCTATATTTTTTGCAGGTATTTCAATTATAGGATACCCATCACCATCATTGTCGATTAACAATTTACCTGTTGAATCATATTTATATAATACACCTGTTTCGTCCTTAAATATATTAGGTATTCCATCAAAACTTGCTTGAAATATAAATTGTGGTAATTTTGCTGTTCTATTTTGTACGTTTTGTATTGCTTGTTGCCTTATTGGTATTGTTGTATCTACAAGTGGCCCTTTTGCCTCAAGTCTATCAACCTCCTGTTGTATTTGTATTTCATCAACAGGTGCCATAGCCATCATACCAGCTGCATTAACAGTATTTATAAGGTTTTGTAACTCCTCCAATGACATTCCGTCTGGGCCACCACCTCCTTCTCCTGGTCCTGTATTTCTTGGGTCTAAATATTCAGCCATATTATACTACCTCAAAATAATCTTTATTGTCAAAATACTCATATGTACCTTCAGCTCCAACTCTTCCATTAACCCTTAATACTAGTTTATATAATCTTCCTTTATAAAGAGAATCTGCATATATGTCAAAATACATACCATCATTATCTGCAGATACCCTTGTAAATGTATCATCAAAATTAATAAACTCTTCATCTGTTTTTACATCAACAATTGCATAACATGCCCTTCCCTGTGAAAATGTTTTTATTGTATCTGCTACTGAACTAGTTGCATATGATGCTGTTGGGAATGTTTCTCTTACTACTGGTCTAAATCTTATCCAGGAATTTCTATCATATTTACCTGAATTACCTTTATAATATACTGTTGCGTGCCCTGTACCTATTGTTGGTTTTGTTGTTGACCAAGTGTAGTCATCTGTTTTATATTCAATTCTTGGTGCATATATTGTATTTGTGTCATCTGAAAAGAATTTATATTGTGGTAATAATGCTGTACCACCTTCACTTGTAAATTTAATTATTAATCCATGATTATCAAGCAAACTATTACTTACGTTTGTAAGATATTGTGATATATCAACATTCATATCATATTTATCAGACTCATGCCTTCCTTTATCTTCAAAGTCAAATGTTGTACTTCCACTATTTGAACCTGTATACCATACTCCTCCACCATCACCTACCGATAGTGAACTTGAAGCTTGTCCAAGTGATGGGTCTGGTGTTGACCACGGCTGGTTAGTAAATCTTTCATTCCATGTTGTACCAAGAACATCTGATATTACAGGATTATCAAAATACCTACCTGTACCTTGTACAAAATTATTTCTTAGTGGATGTATTGAAATTGCATTAGCACTAGTTACATCTTTAACCTGGCTTCCTTCTACATTTGCAGCAAATAGCCTTAAGCTTGCGGTAGCAAATGAATATTTACTATCCTCTGCCCAATGTGGTCTAATTAATATTCTACTAACTTCATTTGTGCTTTTACCCCAATCAGTTGAACTCCTTATTGCAAGTTCAAGTACCTCATCTGCACCTGCATTTAGGTCTTTGTTCCATTCATATATTGTAGTTGCATCTGTTCCAAATATTCTAATCATAATACTCTCCTAGTAATTAACAACCCTTCCTATAATATCTCTTTCGGGATATTTTACTTCAAAGACACTAGGGTCAAGAGAAGGATATATCATATCATTTCTAGTTGCCTCATTCATATCATATTTATTTCCAGAATATCCATCATCTGTTTTATATTTATTTTCATATCTTATGTCAATTACAGACTGAACACCTTCTACATTTGCAATATCCAGTATTACATCTTTTTTAATTATTGGTTTTCCAAAATTCATCTTTGATGTATGGAATGTATTTCTTAATTTATCAATGCAACTTAATAAAACTGCATTTGAATTGTATGAAGGTAAAACAACAATATCGAAAAATATACCGAAGTTTATTATGTATCCATTTTTAATATTGACAGCATCAGTAAGCATTCTATATTGTGATAAATAATTTTTTAGATTAAGCTTTGTTGCATCGTTTATTGATGTTAATTTTGCATTTTCATCCTCTCCTAGTACATATAGATTTACAGCAAGTGGGTTTTTTATTTCATCACTTGATTGTGCATTTAACTGTTGGTCTTGTATTACAAATGCCTTTGATATATGACCAAACCTTTGTGGCATAGATAAAGACCTAAGTATATAATCATCCTTTGTTACAATTCTTTTTTGTGCAGAAAAATATGCCATTGAATTCCTTTTAACATCATCCAATGATTCTGGCCCTGAGCCTCCAGTTGCAGGTTCATCATTTATTATTGCTACTGAGTCTTCAACTATATCTACAACTGCTGAATCCAAGCCTTGTGTGTCAAGTTGCGTTGTTGCAGTTATATTTGTTATCTCTTTTGATGCGACATTACTTGCAACACCTGAACCAACTCTGTATGTAACTGTTAATGTTGTATTAGCAGGTGCTAACCCATATGTCCTTGAATATAAAAAGTTTGATGGGTCAAAACCTTTATCTATTTTTGCCTTTTCGCCTGGCAATGCAGTTCCTAGATTTGTTGGATTTGGAATTATTTTTTCATCTTTATATGATGAAACACCTGAACCAAAGTGTATTTTTATTTCATTACCTTCTGTCACAGTTGTCTTAAATCTTCTAGGCGTTGTAAGCATACTTAATATTTTTGGTGTTTGATGCTTATATTCAGAAAGTTGTGGGTCAAATGTCCATTGATTAACATCCTCCTTAAATACTGTATCCTGTGCAAGATTATCAACCTCATACCATGTATTTCCATCTGCATCAACTATACTATCTATTCCAATAACATTTGTATCATTTAATACCAATGATTCATTTGGCTTTGCCGAACCGAATGTAAATGATTGAGTTTTTGTGTCGCCATGTTCACAATCAACGTGCTTTTTTAGTAAATAATATTCAGGTTGTCCTGTTGTTTGGTTAATCTGATATACACTAACTGTTGTTGGATTTGCAGAACTTGATGCGGCAAAGTCAACCTGGTTTAATGTTGTAAAACTTACACCTCCTGTAGTTGAACAAGGGGCACCAGCATTAACTATTAATGCATATGAATAGTCTGGTCTAGAATCTGCACCAGTATTTATTGAAGGTACAAGCTGGTAAATTGACAGCCTTGCAGTTGATGGTGTTGTTACTCTAGGTTTATATCCAAATGTTTGTGCAATTGCATATACATTTTTTAATTCTTGAGCTCTATCAAGAAGTGTTTCTTTCATGGAATGGTCTGTATAAAGTGATAGAACATCACCAACATATGCTGCCATTTCTATAAACATCATTCCAGGTGATGCCTCACTAAAATCATTATATGTATTTGGATAATATGTTTTTGCAAACTCTATTAAATTTGCTCTATATGAGTCAAAATCCTTTGATAAATAGTTTATTGTTTTACTGGCCATTATGCTACTCCGGTTGTTATTTCTAATACTTCATTTATATTATATTGTTCAACAGAAAAACCTAGCATTATATGTATTCTTTGTTCCTTTTGTGTTACAATCATATCCTCTATTTTGACCAATGGCATATATCTTTGAAATGCATCCTCAATACTTTCCCTTACATCTTCTTCAATGTTAGGGGTATTTTGTTCAAATAAAAGATTTCTAATATTTGTTCCAAAGTCTGGATTCATTATTCTTTCGCCCCTTGTAGTTAATATTAGATTTCTAACATTACTAATAACCTGGTCTTTTGTTAGATATGAAAGGCTGAAAAGTGTTGAGCCTGCCGTTCCTGGCTTTGTTCCTGCAGACAATCCAGTTGCACTTGTATTGTCCTTTGAATATCCAGAATCACTTGTTGTTTGACCTCCAAATGGTAACGTAATACCTATTGCTCTTGCTTCATCAAGGTCTATTGGGTTTATAACCTTCGAGTCAATATATTCTCTAGGTTTACCATAATTAGCCTTTACTGATGTAGCACCTGTATAAGTATTTTGTTCTATTCTTGCCATTATTTTTTCTTAAATCTTTTTACTAACTCTGTATAGTCTCTTGTTAATGCCTTTTCTACTGATTTGTCTATTGGTTTATGAGCTAAATCCTGTGGTACCATAGTTTCTACGGATGGTGTTCCACCTTGCATTTGCATAAACTGGCTTCTTGCATCTGCAGAATTAAATGTTTTCATTGTTCTAAAACCATCATCATTTGCAGTTGCATTTAATGCTTCATTTAGTGAAGCATTTTTTGTATAACTTATTTCATCATGCTCATTAAACTTTTCAATCATTTGATTTTGAGCCTGCTGTGCATTTCTTTTTTTCTTATCACCAAATATCTCAGTAAGAGTTTTTTCAACCTCTTGCTGAACTATTTCTCTGATTATTTTTGATAACTTTTGTTTAGCGTTAGCCATAAATTACTCCTATTTATTATAAATATTAGCTACTATTTATTTTTATGCCTTTAGCTTTTTAATAAATGTACCTATTTTTGCAACCAAACCTGCGTTACTTGCTGGGCCTGTAGGTCCAACTCCTGTTGTATATGTTGCGCTACCTTTTGTTAATTGGTCTAATTCTTTTTGTATATTTTCAATTACATCCATTAGCTCATCAAAATCAACTACCCACTTTTTTGTTGATATACACAATTTATCTGCAGAATTTAATATTATATTTTCCTTTTTTGAACTTAATATTAGCCTATTTGACCTCATTATAATCTGCCCATCTGCATATTCATTTACCTTTGTATAATCCTTATGTATTTTTGACTCTAATTTAAGAGTTGCTATAGGTGTTTCAGAAGCAAGATATATTGAACAATCATCCTCAATAATATCCTCATTACCTAAACCTTCCTCCTCGTCATCATTACATGTTATCATCATTACAGGCTTATTTTCAGACTTACCTCCAAATAACTTACCTAAAAAGCTTTCCTCGGATGTGGTTGTTAATCTTATTGTTTGGCCTGCCCTTCCTTCTATAACAACATCGCCTTCAGTGGGGTCCATCTTTTTTGTTTCTCTAGGTTTTGTAAATAAACCAAAAAAATAGTCTGTTCCCTCTGTTATTATTGATGCACCTTTTGGTGGTATGTTTTCACCTAACCTATTTGCAAAATTTATAACGTCACTATAATAGTGTGTTGAACCATCTGTTACACATAAAACCTGCTCACCAGCAATTGGAACAACCTTAAAATAAGGATTAATGGGTCTAGCATTTACAGGTGTTGTTGAATCAGATTGTATTCCATCAATTCTAACTACTCTTACCTCATCAACTCCTGTAAAATGTTCTGAATCTCTTTTTCTTTCTGCTTGCTGTACTGAGCCAATATATACCTCATACTTTTTATTGCCTTTCGATCCAGGGCTTTGTGCTTTTTCATCTGCTCCTGCTCCACCCCTAAAAAATCTACTTAATGATGATGGTGCTGATTTATTTATGTTTGTTTTGAATCTGCTCATTTTTCTCACCTTTTGTCATATCATTAACAGCTTCCAATAATTGTTTTTTCTCTTCTTCTGTTAATAAAGGTGAATCTGAGTTTTTATTTTCTGTTCTTGCCATTGCTCTTTGCACAATAGCAGCCATTTTGACTAAATGCTCATCATTTTTAACAGATGCCTCAAGATATTCTTTTATTAATGGTACAATTATTGTAGCATCTCCAGAATTTTTAATTAAAGGCTGTAGGTCTGATATTAGAATTTTTATTTGTCTATCCTTTTCTTTGGAATTAACATATATGTCTTCCAATAAACCAGAAAAGGTTTTACCTTTGAATATTTCTTTGCTTCCATCCATATATATAAATATCAAAGCTATTAAAAACGACCACCGTTTTTGTATAATGCAAATTTTTCCAAAAACTTCTGTTTAATAACATTTACTACTCTTGTTATATATTGTGTTTTTACATCAGACATTTCTCTTATCATAATATAAATTGCCTTTTTATTAAAGTTATCTATATCTTGTCTTCTGTTAAATATTTCTATTATTGACTCTACAATCTTTATGTCGCGCTCCTTTGAAACTAACTCTGTTTTATTTTTTGACAGCCAAATTGTAAATTGATTCATAAACTCATGTAGCTCTTCTTGTTCCTTCTCTCTTACAACCTCGTTTGTTATATTCCTTCTTTTATCAATAACATCCAGACTTTTCTTTCTAAGCATATTTTTATAGTTATTATTATTGTGTAATATTAACCAATTTTTTGCAACAATACTAAAATATGAAAATGCCTTACCTTTATCTTCTGTAAATTTATCTAATTTTTCAAGTAGGTGTACAATTACTTCATGTTGTACTTCTCTTGTAGGATAATCAAAATAGTAAAACTTAAATCTATGAATTAAATTTTCAGTTAGTTTTTCGAAAGGATATTGTATATGTTCTTTATATACCTTATTTCTAAGCTCATAACTTTTTTCATTATTATATGCAATAATTGCTGCTTGTGTATCCTCTGTGAAGTATTGCTTTTTTGACCTTGGCCTTCCTCTCTTTCTCTTTTTTGGACCAGCCTCTGCTTCCAATGCAGCTTGTATTTTTTTTCTTTTTAGGTTTTCGTAAAATTGTTCAACTGGACTTAACAAATTATACTCCTTGATTAAGACTTTCTATTGTGTCTTTTATTTGCTTAAATACCTGACCTACGTCATCATCTGTTTCGAACATCTCTCTTCTATCAAGGTCTTTCATTTTTTCAAAAGCATCATTAATATTATTTTTAGAATTAATTATTCTATCCTCAAGCTCTAGTATTGTATCAGTAGATTGTTCATATTTTCTTAGTATATTCCATGTTGTATATCCTAAAATAAATATTACTATACCTAAAAATATATATACGTATATATGTATATCCATATTATTTATCTCCAAATAATTCATCAAACAATTTTGATTTATCATTTTTAGGTTTTACAGCCTTTTTATATTTCCAATTTTCATATTCTATTCTTGATGCCATGTGATCAGCATGGTGCATAACAATTGGAAGGTTTGTTCTTAAACTTCTTTCCGGTAGATATGATTTTAGATATGTTGTATTTGCTTCATCATATACACCATCATGTGTTAATATACCAATCATTTCATTTTGTGAAAATTTAATTCCAAACTCCTGTAATAGCCAAATACTTCTATGTGGCACAGACATGTGAACTATATCAGGATTATTTGTATAAATTTTACCCTGATTTTTTCTATGCCATTCACTAGGATTTGGAATATAATATTCATTGTCAATATCACCTACCTTTCCAAGATCGTGATTAAGTGCAACAAACATTAGCTCTTCATGTGTATAATTATCTGTATATGCACCAAATTCTTTCCATACATTATATAATTTATCTGCACATCTCATAACATTTATCACATGGTCAACATATCCTCCTGCCCATGCATTATGAAAGTGGTCAATACCAGATGCAGGTGCCAACATTATTTGGTCCTCCAATTTTGTATATAACTCTATTAACTTATCTTTTCTTTCACCTGAAAAATTATTATTTATTTTTGCAAGTAATGTATCCCAATTTTGTTTTAATTGCTCTGCTGTCAAATCCATATTTACCCTATTAAATCTATAATTCCTAATTCTAATGCTTCATCTGCAGAAAGAAATAAATCCTTTCTTGTATTTTCTTTCCACCATGCTTCATCTTTTTTTGTAGACTCAGCCAATAACTTTATACAATCATCTTCCATCTTTTTATATTGCTTTGCAGATGCTTGTATATCTGAGCTTTTTCCATATTGGCCTATTGATGCTTCGTGTAGCATTATTGTTGTATGTTTACTACAAATTCTTGAACCAGTTGCAGTTGCCAATATCATTGCAGCGGCACTCATTGCCTGGCCTCTTACTATTACATTTACTTTTACCTTTAATGATTTAATATAATCAATAATACCAAACATTTCAAACATGCATCCACCAGATGAATTTATTACCAATGTTATTGGTTCACCCGACTTTTGTTCTGGTCTTTCTCTTAATATTGTTCTACATCTTGTAGCAAAATCATAAAATGAAAATTCACCTATTTCACCAATCATATAAATTATTGCATCATTAATATCCATACTATATGATATTTCTGAAAATTTATCTGTTGTAATGCTTTCTGCAGATATATCTTCTTTTTTTAATTCTGGCTTGTCACCATAGATAGATTTTTTATTTTTCATATCAATCAAATAAAAGTTTTAATTGTCTTTTGTCAACTTCGTGTTGATTATCCTTAGGTTTTGGAAATGCATTTTCAATACTACCATTTGAATAACCTAAAGCACTAGCCATTCTAACGCATATATTTCTAAATTCATATGCAGTTATATCATCCTTAAATTCAAAATTAATTTTTTGTGGTTCCTTTGAATTGTTACTTCTTTGATAGACTAATTTGTCCATGTTTTTCTCCTACTAAGAATTTGTTTATTAGTCTTAATATAATAAAAATTTATGAAGATAAAAAATTTCCTTCAATATATTTTTGTATAACCTCTTGTGATATTTTTCCATTCATTATTCTTGAATAGTATTTTATCTCTCTTAAAACAACCTTTTTATCTTTTTTCCATCTTGTTTTTTCAAGTTGCTTTTTTAGTTTATGCACCTTTACACTTGCCTTTCTTTTTAGGTCCTCTTTTTGTTTTGACTTTAATCTAAGCCTTTCCTTTTGTTGTGTTGGAGGTAACGTGCCTTTTAATTCTATTTGTTCTATTCCTTTATGAAATACTCTACCATCTTTATGTACAAATTCCTTCATCCATCTCCATCCTCTATGAAAGCCTGATGGTTTATTTGATTGTATATTTGGTCCTCCAAATTGTGCCTGCATTCCTTCTGATACACAATCGTTACAAACTACCGACTTTGCATCATCACCAACTTGTGTCATCTGGCCACAAATTCTGCATTCCATATATTTGTACATGGCACCTTTTCTTTGGTTCCACTTTGTTCCTTTTTTATATTCGATGTAATATTCTCTTTCCATAATGACAGTTTATAAATTTTTTTGTGATATATAGCCACCTGCATCCTTAATCTTTTTTGTTAATTCAGCTCTTTCCTCCATTAAATTTTTCAGTGTTTTTTCACCATATACATTATCGTTCTTATTTTTATCTAACTCTCTAGATATTTGTTCTTGAGGCATCTCTTTTACTTTAGGCTTTATTTGTGCAAATGCCATATTTGCTGCAATAACTAATGCTATTGCCAGCGGGTCAAATACAAATATAATTAATAACATAAACCAATTAACAATCTGTTCCATAGGTTTACCGGTAAGTTCTGCCATATATTTTAGTGGTCCTAATTCTCTTGCTGATTCATTACCTATTTGCATTTCTAATATTTTAACATCATATAATGCTATTGAATCTGTTGTAGCTGATAGATTAGTTTTTGCCTCAAGCAATTCATCTTGTTTTATTTTTCTTACCCTTGATGATGTTGTTGTAACTAGTTGACCAGATTCTTTGTCAACATATTGTATCATTGTAGGATTAGCTAATGCTGTTGTTAGTTCACTTACCCTTAATTTATAATCATCCTTTGATTCAATAAACCTTGCCCTTTTTGCATCTAATATCTGTACCTGCTTGTCTAAAAATTGTGATTGTGTATTTGTTTCCTGGAATGCACCAGATAAAAATCCATATATACCACCTGATGTTATAACTATTAATATAAATACTGCAGATATAAGATATAACTTTAATAGTCTATTAATTACTTCCCAATATTGATATAACAAAGAAGCAGCAATTAATTTTGCTGCCTCAAGTGCACTTGCCATTATAATGACTTCAGTACTAGCACCTGCAAATAATTTACTTAGTCCAAATACTGAGTAAAATGCTGCAGATATAGATACTGAGAGTGCTGATATAAGTATTAAAAAGGGAAGTAGTCTTTTTTCCATTTATCTTTCTAATCCTACAAAATATCTTATTCTTTCATTTATATCATGTATCTTATTAAGTTCTGTTCTAATATCACTAATGTGAATTTTATCTGCTGCAGACCTTAACATCATATCCTCAACAATTTTTACTTGCATTTCTAAATTTTTTTGAAGTTGCGTAACCTCATCTTTATATTTCATTGCTGTCCAAACTTGTGCCATAACTATTTTTCTCCTATTCTATCATACATTATTGTATGTATCTTTTTTTGATTGTAGGGATTTTTAACAATTCTATATCTTATGTTTTCTATTCCCTCCTTAATTAACTTTGCCTTTATTTTTTCAATACTTGTTAAATTATATGAACTTAAAACTATTGTATCTGTTTTTTCAAGTTTAGATACTTTAACAGAATTAAATATATCATTATCAGAATATTTATAGTATATTGTATTAACTATATTATATATATTATCATTTTTAGTTTCTGATTTGTCTATTGGTTTTGTAATTTTTTCCAATGACTTTAGGAACTCAGACTTTTCGGAATTATTCATTGCAAGTAGTCCTGTAATAAATTCATCTAATATATCTTCAAACTTTTGTTCTGTTAAATATTCCTGGTACGAAGATGACATACCTCTTGTATTAAATGTACCTGGATAATTTTCAAATTCAGTAGGATTAGTATATGTTGTATCCCAGTTATCCCAACCTGAATATTTCTTTTTTGAATTTGAAAAATCAAACTGTATAATGAAGTTTGTAATTGCTTTTCTTAGTTTAGTGTCACTAATTACACCTAGATTCCTAATTATATCATTAGGTGCTACAAGAAATAATTTAGCCTTTTTGGTCATACCGTCTCCTTTAACTCAACAAGTTTTGCACATCTTTCATACTCCTCTGTTTGAATATAATGCTCAATTAACATATCACAGACCTGGTTATAATTTACATCTGAAAATGGATTGAATGGTAGTGGTATTCTATCTGCTCCTTCAAACATTAATGACTCATATGTATCCTTGCCGATTAGGATATTATATGCATTATCCATAGCATTATCAACCAATTCCAATTCATCAGTCTCGTATTTATTATTTTCCAAATTAAAGTGTTCCATATTTATAAATATTATACTATTACTTATTACTTAATAATTTACTTAATCTTTTATGTTTATTATAAATTTTATTCATATCCTTCAGGGCACCTTTAGCCGGTTTAATGCCAGTCGAAGTATACTTTACTTTAACATCAAAGATACTATTTTTATCCATAACGTACTCTTCAGTATCAAAATTGGCATGATCTTTAGCCAACTTGATATTAATTTTAATCAAAGAGATTACCTTGTCAAATTTATTTAATAGTTCATCGTCTTTGCCGGCACCAAGATTAGATGAAATGCTATCAAATATTTTATCTAGATTTAACTCCTTGTCTTTCCCTAGTTTTTTTAGCCTTTGGGTGCTTTGGTCTTTGTTTATAAGACCTTTGCCCATTTGAGCTAGTTTTCTTCTGACGTTTTTGTCCATTATAGATTTTTTTATTAATCTCTTCCTTTAATAGTTTATTTTTAATTTGACTATCAAAAAGAGATTGTTCTAGACTAGACAACCTTTTTTCACTTCTAATATATAGTGCAACATAGATTCCTAGTGCTAGAACAAATAATATACTACTAATTATTTCCATCTCTTATAACTCCTTTTTTAATATGGGTAATATGTTCCCCTGTCCTTACCAATCATACCCAATCTTGATGCAACATTAAATTGGTGTTTAGCATCATTTAGCAAATCAATAATTTTATTTGCCTCTGTAAATGTAATTTCATGTCTTTTATCACCAATTGTTAATGTACCAATTGTTGTTTGTGTAGCAGGTGGAATTACATTCTCATTATCAGTTAATCTCCATTCAATTGTTTTCCATAGCTTTCCATATTTATCTGGATTGAATGGTTTGTTCTGATTATGAATTGTCTTTTTAACATCTTTTTTCCAATGTTGTCTTCGGGCTTTTGTTCTTGCCATTTTTAATTTCGTGGTGAGCCACTACCTTTTAATGATTATTAATAAATTCCTTTTGTTTTAGAATTGCCATATCCAACTCAGACATGGACTTTTTTGCTTTTACTTTTTTTGGTAAACTATTATTTACAAATAATGATTGTTGTTTACCTTCCATTGCTTCCTTAATCCTTTCATCTGTCATAGATGAATAAATCATATAACCTCTTGGATATCTATCACTTGGTACATGAATTGTATATTGAGGACAGTCATAATATATTTTATCTCCAACTACATCACCCATATAGGTTAGTTCAGCAATTTGTCCTTTGTGAACACTACCATCAAAAAATTTGAATTTAACAGTTTGTCCAACTTTGTAAGTGTGTTTTTTCTTTTTTGCCATTTGTTATTTTTTAATTAGTAATAATATAATAAATTTCTGCTTAATAAAAAAATCTGTACTAGTTATTTTTTATTAGGTCCCATCTTTCAAAATAATTGTCGACATTATCTCTCCACTGAATATGAGGTGATGGAAGGTCCTTATATTCTTTTACATCTAATTTTCTCATATGATTAGCAATATATTGCTTAATAATTTTAGATGGTACAATATAAAAGTCTGGTCTATATCCTGGCTTTTTAAGCTTAACAAAAATATAGAATAGGGGTTTTATATCATTTTCTCTGCACCTTTCGGCACCAATGCTCCAAGAACTATATCCAGGCCTACTTGTTTTGACTTGAAATAGTGTTGCTTCATTTTTATTGTCGTCGTAGGCCATTATATCATAAACAGGATTATTTTTCAGACACCTTAGTGAATTATAACCTAAACCAGCTAATTCAGCTAATGCATAAAATTCACCTGCAATACCTACCTGACCTTTATCTAATTTATACGCTTCTTCCATTTTCAAATATGTGTTTAATTACTGGGAATCTAAGTGAATATTCCCCATCTTGATTTTTACTTTCCTCAAAGTATTGTACTGTAATTGTCTTGCCTAAGATTTTACTATGGTCATTTCCAAATTCTTTTCTTTGGTCAAGAGTAAAACCAGAACCAACACCTACATCATTACCTTTATGCTTAACTGTAATTTGGCTAAGGCAATTAATTGTTTTTTCTACACCTTCCTCTACAATTCTAATATCACCATTTGTTGCACCAGTAACTACATATTCAGCATCATGCATTGTTTTAACCTTTAGAATATCCTTTGACCTTTTACCTTTATACGTAGTACTTTTTCTTAGCATAATGCCTTCATAGCCAGCATCATCTGCATCCTTAGCCATTTTTAGCATATGTTCATCATCCTTTACTGGTATTTGTTCTAACAATGATAGGTATTTGAATGTATTATGATGAAAGTCAATTGATACATCTTCTAATCTTTCTGTAAGAGTTCTTGTTCCAACCTGTTTGTCAAATTCATTTGTTGATAAACAATCAAATATAACAAATTGTGGGTTTTCAATAGTATGGTTTTTCCTTCTTATTTGCTTCATAATGCCTTGGAAGTCCTCATTGCCATTTTCATCCATCATACAAACTTCACCATCAAGAACAAAGTCACCATCAAACATTGCAACCTCATCTATGACATTTTGTAGTGTTTCAAATTCCTTACCTTGTCTGGAAAAAGCAGTAATAGTATCACCTTCCTTTCTAATTAGACACCTAACACCATCTAATTTTCTAGATGAATACCAACTATCAGTTATGAAGTCACACATACCAGGTTCATATTTTTCTGCCAGTGCAACATTAAAGGTAGGAATACAATTTGGAATAACCTTGTTAATTGTTTTTGTATTAGCTCTAAGCTTTAGGTCTTTGTCCAATATGCAAAATATCACATCAACATATCCAGGATTAAGCATTATAAAACCATTAATCATACCAACCGCTGCATGTCCTGTAACCTCTCTATTGGATAAGCTTTCCAATATATCAAACAAATCATATTTACCTACAGCACATAGGTCTGGCCTTTTTTTACATTGTGCACTAGTGACACCAAATTGTTTATATGGACTATATGTATAGTGCAATGCTAGTTGTATCATTGATGAATCATGGTACCTAGCTAAAATTTCTTTTTTATCATTTAGGCTAGTTGTTGACTGCATTTCCTTTTGAAATTCATATATCATTTGTAGGTAGCCTACATTTCTTAATTTATCTGACATAGGGTATGTGATTTAATGTGTTAAAAGTTTCTATAATATATCTCCAATCCATTCCATTTTGTCCAAAATGAAAAAATGTACCTGCAAATGAAGTTTGACCTCTGTATGTTGTGTCATCAATAAGAATATCACCTGCAAGCAGGTCCTTTCTATGTGTTAAAAACATCTTTCTTTTTAATGATGGTAGGTGTTGTTCCACCCAATCTCTTTTTTGACCCCAAGCATCAGGGTTGTTCCAGGGTGGTGTTGTTGCAATAAAAACATCATGACCCATTTGTTCCAACTTAAATACAGATTCAATAGCATCTGGCATGGGTTCCAGTTTTGAAAAGTCAACATGTAAATCAGGTCGACCTTGCTGTTCTTTTGGTAGTTGTTCCTTTGCCTTATCGAAGTTACAAAGTACACCATCCATATCTAAAAATACCGTAAATTTATTATTTATATCTGCCATATACTTTTTAGTTTTTTGGGTGAATTAATTCTGAATAACCATTTATTTTTACAGACCAAAAGTTTATCATAATTGGTCTACCATAGTCATCATCACCATCATCTGCTTCATAACAATCAAGTTCAGCATTGATGTCATAAGATGATAATTCGTTAACAATTTTATCACCTTCATTAGCATTATAAACCTTTATATAAGGTTGCTTTGTGACATAGCCATTAACATCTGCATGTGATGACCACCTAAGGTCATTACCAGCAATTCTTTTTATAATGTCAAGGTTTGATTCAATTTTGTCTGTCCAGTAATTCATTTTTTCCCAGTCAAATCCAACCATTCCCTGTTTAGTTCTAGGAACAAGACCTTCGAAGCAAGCGTAAGCATAAACTTCATGTAGTTGCCAATTGGCCATCATATCGACCTCATCACAAAATTCAGTGTGGACATCACCTATTGTATATCCATCACCATATCCAGAATAACAAACGCTTTTCTGAAGTTTAACAATTTGTGAATCATCACTTAATAGATTCCAATCTGAATCCATATCAAGTCTTTTGATGATAGCATTCCATTGTTTAAGAATATTTGATTTTAATTCTTTAGCAACCTTATCATTGTGGTTGTACATATCTTTTGAATGTGGTTTAGTAACCTCGATACCAAAGTGAATTGGATTTGATTTTGATTTTTTATTTCGCATAGCGTTAATTGTTTATTAGTTATTTATATATAAATATAAACAAAAAACCGCAAGAAAAAAAATTTCTAACGAACTATTTTTCAAAAGTTATTAACAAAGTTATTAACAATTAAAAATTGATACCAATCAAGAACATAGCAACCATCACTGCTATATATATTGCTGGTGTAATATCTAATTTGTGTTCTTCCATATTAATAAATAACAATGACGGTCTATGATTAGGTTAACTCTGTGTTAATTTTATATTAAATTAAAGTACTTGACTAACCTCAGATTTTTTAACCTCGACTACCTCGAATTCAACTCTTGAACCATCGAATAATTCATTTGTTGTAGCTTCTGCATCTGTAACAGATACACCTTCTACCAAATAACTTTCTCTTGTCCATTTAACTGTTTTTCCGTTGTCGTTTGCAACCTTTACTCTTACTAAATAATACATAACTTATCCTTTTATTAACTTTGATTTAATTGTTTTACCTACAGCATATAACACCAATGCAATTGCTGATAGATTAATTAGGTTTGGGTGCCAATGTTCACCACAAATACCTAGTGCATGATATAAAAATTCTTCCATATTCTTTTCCTATTTTGACATCCAGTTAAAGATGTCCTTCATTATTAAATAAATGACCGCAAAGCTTGCAATCATTGTGAACGCATATAGTGTATTTTCAATATTAACAAGTGCATCCACTATTTCTGCACTTTTGATTGTTGTTTCTAGTTCAAACATATTATTCTCCATTTCGGCGGCCGTATCCCTCACCATTTCTTCTAGCGCGGGTATGGCGATTTTTTAACAATTAACAATTAGACATGCCACTACTATAATTCCAACAGTCCATTTTAGGCCAGTAATTGCTAGCCACTCCCCATATTCCTCAGGTGTCATATTATCCTTCATTTATTAAACTCCTATAAGCCCAATTATAGATATAGACTTTGTCTCTATTCCAAAAGCCTATTCTTGATTTGGCAAGTTCTTTAACTTCGTTACGTAGGCCATGAGCGTTAGCCTCCATTAAAATTTCTTCTATTTGTTCTTGTTCACTCATCTTTTTTATTTATTCTTTTTTCTATCCAAGATTCAACTTGTGTAGTAACATACATACCAGCAGCAAAACCGGTACCGAACATTACTAATAATGCAAATGCTTCTAACATAAATCTTCCTTTTTAATTTCTACTACGTTATTTAATATTTCAAGACCAGACATGTCTCTAGGACTATCAGGTGCAAGATACATAACACGAGATATTCCAGATTGCAATATAAGTTTACAGCAATCCGGACACGGTGGAAGTGTCACATATAGTGTGGCACCTTCACAACTTGTACCATGACGAGCACATTTAAGTATAGCATTGGCCTCGGCATGTATTACCTTCCAATCTGTTTTCTCCTCTGCGGCACCTTCGATACCTGGTACCCCTTGTATGACCTCACATTTATTATCGAAGCCACTAGGCATGCCATTGTACCCATCACTAATAATCATTTGGTCTTTTACTATTAGTGCACCTACCTTTGCTCGAGTACAATGTGATAGCTTTGACCATTCGATTGCCATACGCATATAGGCTATATCATATCTCCACTGTTTAGCTGGCATAGGTCTTGCTATTATAATGTTTATATATACTATTTAACTGTTTAAGGTAGTAGGCAGGTGGAATATAATCAACATCAGCATTACAGTGTTTCATACATTCATCAAGGTCAGTTATTACATTGCTTATAGTAAGATCAGAACCACCACAAGGATTATCCATACTCATACCATCACATGTAGCCATTAATAAGCCTTTTAACTTTCTAAGTCTGGTTAAAAATTTATTCTGCCTCATAACTTATATACTATCGTAATACCATTCCATGTCCAGTTGACTACTATCTGGCACATTCATTATTTCATCCTCTGTAGGAATTTGGTCACGTTCACAGATATCAGCCTCTGTTTCATGTCGTAGGTCAACATGAGTGTGTGCCACAGCCCCTCTTGGTTCACTTGGCCTTAATCTTATATCAAATGTCATACCATCAATACGTACCATCAATTCATCTGTTTTGTGTGATAATCCTGTTACGATGCCATGTACCTTGTCATAGCCAAATTTTTTAAGTGGTCCTTTCCAACTACTACGTGGTTGACCTTTTTCATCTAACATAGGAGTATTTAGGTTCCAATATTTGAATACCACCCTGTCTCCTCTTTGAATTTTATTTTGCATAAGCGTAATTTTTTAATTGTTATTTACTGTTAATATAATAAAAAATCTCCAGATAAAAAAATTATCTAGCTATTTTTTTGGTTTCTTCGATATGACGACATCTTTTTCTGAAGCCATATCCTGGACACGTACAACTGATTTCGTTACCTAATAGCGTAACCTCATAGTAGCTGTCACCTTTACTACTTTTTACCTTGTATACCTTACCTTGTACAAGATTAGTCTGTATAGGTTTTGCTTTATAGGGGATAAATCCTATGTCCTCCAATTTAGGAGTAGGTTCGTCCGGTCCTAATAGATGCCATCCTGGCATAACATATCTTTTACCTAATAGTTCCATAGTAAACGGTGGTATTGTACCACCAACTACTGTATACTTATTCCCCTTTTTTACTACCATCTTTTTCTGTTTTAGTATCCTTAAATTTATCTGAAAGGTTGTCATGTGATTCGAAAAACACCTGACGTTTGGTACCTTTGTGTTCCCATATTGTAGACCAAACACCTTGGTCATATACTTCTACTAATCGATAGTCTTTAATATTCTTTGCCATTTCTTTATTATCTTTTATTAACCATGTATGTACATGGATTAGTGTTAAACATTCCTACAGTGCAATCTGCTTCGATGATATACATGTCGACCAAAGCGGGATTAAAAAAATTTTTTTCTTGTAGGTTACAAGTAATTAGAGCAGCAACCTGGTTTCCCAGGAAGCCACCTAAATTACAACTAACTAACAACTTAACTATTTTATTCATTTTCTTCGTTGGTTTCGTCTGCATTGAACAAGTCCTCGTCTGTTCCGTCATCCACAAACTTTTGTACAATCTGCTTGATAAAGGTCCTTTCACTGTCCACCCCACCACTTGAATCGTATTGTGGGTACACTGTTACCTGAGCAGCCTCCAAAAGGTCAAATCCATCGTACATGATACTAGCCATTTCAACAGCAGTCCTAGTACTGATACCACCTGATATTCTTGGTTGTTCGGTTTGCATTTCCTTTCTGGTTGCCTCGGTAATACTAGCAATGTTATCTATTACTGTTATATCTAAGTTAGGATATAATTCTTTTAACAGCTCAACCTCATCTTGCTTTTCCAGCATATCCATTTCAATCACAATGAATCTGTCCAATAAGGCCTTGTCCATTACTCGTGTTGAGGTATATTCGTTACCTATATTCGCAGTAGCAATAAAGCAGACACCTTTGGCAACATTAATGGTAGGTGAACCATCAGCCTCATCCAATCGTAAATAACGTTGGCCTGGGTCCAATACAGTCATTAGGATATTCCATGCATCTGGATGAGCACGAGATAATTCGTCCAATAGTATTACTGCATTTTCGGTTTGTATAGCCTTAACAAATGTAGATTCAGAGAAATATGTTCCATCTGATTTGTTGAAGTGTGTATTACCAATAAGAGTAGACCTTGGGTCCTGAGTGGCACCTAAGTTAAAATAGAATTCTGGTCTGTCCAAGGCATTAACCAAGGATTTTGCAGCCATTGTTTTACCACATCCGGCAGCACCAGTCATCATAATATTTTTACCACGAACTGCTGACCTTACCAAATATTTCCATTTAAGGTCGCCCATTTTCATTAGGCTTGGTTTTAGTTCTGTGGATGTTTGGATAAATGACATTAATTCTGCCTGTTCCTTAGGAACGTTAGCTGTTTGTTCCTTTATCTGAAGGTCAATAGGTAATGGTTTGCAACCTTTAAGGTCAGAACCTACCTGTTGGGTAGTAGTCATTTTAATATTTTCACCATCAATAGCCACCTTAATAGCCTTACCTTCACGGATAGCTTTTGCAATTGTAGCTTTATTGATTTTAATCTGTTTGGAATCGTTGTAGTGATTGCCTTTACTGTCAACCAAGGTGTTAATGTCCTTAGGCTGTAAAAATAATGTAATTTGCATATAGTTAATTGTTATTAGTTATTTATTTATAGTATAAATATACATAAAATCTGCCAATTCTGAAAACTTTTTAACGTAAAGTTATTAACAATTTGTAGTAGTTATTAACATTATACAGTTCATGGTTGTTAGATTTAATGGTTATATATGTAAATATAATAAAAAAATCCCATATAAAAAAATTTCTCGTATGACAATTTGTCAGGTTTTATATGACAATGTGACATCGTACTGTTTCATCACTGTAGTCGCTGCCTTCCAGTATCCTTCCACACCATTATACCTACAGAGCCATCTAGTTAACGTCTCAGCAGCTACAGAAAACGTAGCACGGAACGAGTGCGTAAGGTATTTTAATAAATCTTGTATACTTTGTATTATCATATTTACGTATATATGGATATAAAGATATAGGTATTTACATACTTTACACATCTTCATCTAGTACTGTAGTGTCATCAAGATATGATTGTACTTTGTCCCAGTAGGGTTCTGTATACGTATAACTCATGCCTCTAGGACCTCCATTCCAGCATCTGGCTATTTCCTCTGCATCTGTGAGTCCATAGTGACTAATGAATATCGAGAACATCTCTTTTGACTTATTAGGACACCATCTATCCTCCATACTATACAGACTATTAATACCCCTTCTACCTAGTATTCTATTAACATCATTAACCATACACTGACGTATTTGAAGGATACCTACAGCATCCTCACTTGCATTATAAGCACTATCTCTAAAACTTGATTCTACAAAACATATTGCATCAAGTATCTCCTTTTTCCTGTAATGTATAGGATTATGTATATAGATTGTATCTGTTATATAAATGGTATCTCTAATATATTCTATTCTATTAGGCTTGGTCTCAGTTTGCTTTGGTACTGTCCAAGTAGTTATAAGCATTACTAGGCATAGGCCAATAACACCTATTCCAAATAGTGTTAAGCTATCATTGTATTGTCTTTCTGTTTTCATAATTCTGGATTTTTGGTTAATTTTTCCCATCCGTTGTCACCCGGATTTACTATATCTTTTCCCCTATATACCTCACCTGTTTCACCATCAATAAGCGTCCATTTTCCGGGACATTTAGTATAGACCTTAAGTGTTACTGGTCTATCCAATTCGGTATATTTACGGTTTCTGTATTTCATCTATTGCTTCCTTAAAACTACCTTCCATATCTGGATGATAATGCCAAATAGCATGTCCTGTTTCATCAAATATATACCAATAAGGATATATACCTGGTTGTAGCTCTTTTGGTAGTTCATGTTTATATTTTACATCAAGCTGTATACTACTATTATTGCAAATCTCTTGTGTAGGTTCTAATACCTCATCACAAAACCCACAACCTTTCTTTTTTACAAGAAGTATTTTACTTATTTTTGCCATGTCTTTTTAATTCTTTTACGAATGCATACATTATTATTATGAGGCATAGTGGCCAAAGGAATATCATTATTAAATGGTGAACCCATCCAAACTCATCTAGAGTTTGTGGTGGATTTTTGTATTCCTTTGATAACTTGCTCCATGCATATGTACATGTTAAACCAAATATCGCGCCTATTAAAATGTAGATAGCCATCGCGCTTAAAAGTTTGGATCGTCTGGATGCACCTCGTCAATAATATGGTCCTTCCAAAATTTAGTTATTCTTTCCATAATTTTCTTGTATAAATTTTTTAATGTCATCATTGCTGATCTCTGTATCATTAATGTTAATTTCGCCTTCATTTAACTGTATACTATTAATAGTATCCAAATTTGTTGGTAAGCCATCTTCATCTACCTCAACACCTTCTATCATATCCTTTTTCCTCATATCATCCATTGCATTTGCATTTTTCTGATATTTATGCCTTCCCCATAAATTCCCATATTGGTTGTAATAACAATTGTAGCATACCAATTCTAAATTTGTTCTTTCATAGTTTTCTGGATTGCCATCAATTTGGCCTAATATTAATGGTGCTGTTCCATCCGATATTCTTTTTTCCTCATATCCACATTGTTGGCATTTTTCATCTAATAGACCCGCCGTTATCATACGATGTTGTAATTTCCTTAATGAATACCTACCCGCGCTTCCGGAAAAGATTTCCTCCAATGACCAGACCTTGCCGCCATTTTTCTTGCCCCTTGATGCATATTTTGGTATACCTCTACCAAACTCATTGAGATGCATCTCAAATAAACTTTTGTTTGTTTCAGAATCTATATATTGTTTTGCCCACTTTTTATAGGTAGGATATGACACCTTACAATACCTAGCAGCCTGTATATTGGACTTGGTATATTGCATAGCCTCTCTAATCTGTGATTCCAATATGATTATTCTTCTTGCCATAAACCTTTATTAAAGTGTACTGAGTATAACACTATTTACTTAATTGTAATTGTTTTTGGTTTTGCCTCTTCAGCAACTGGTATTGTAATACTTAACAATCCATTTTCCATAGTAGCACTAATTGCATTAGTATCATACTTTGGAGCAATTTTCCATCCCATGTTAAAGCTTTTTCTTGTTATACCTCTATGGATATATTGTCCAGCATCTTCATCTGATGGATTTGTTTCGATAGTTGGCTTTTCATAGATAACCCGTAAAGTATTATCAGCAATATCAAGCTTAATATCATTTTTATTTAATCCAACACAAGCTATATCAAAATGTAGTCCTGCCTCGTTAACCTTAATATCAACTGGATATTGTGGTTTTACCTCAGCAAAAGACTGAAATTCAGATGTTGTGTCAAAAAAGTTTTTGAAAAATAGGTCTGTCGGAAACAGACGTTCATGTAAAAATAGATTTCCCATATTTAATCTCCTTAGATAATTTTAATTTGTGCCTACTCAGTACACTTTGTTATAACCTTTAATATAAATATCATTATGCTGTATTTCTTATTTCGTTAATATCAGAAATATGGTCCTCAATATCCCTATTCCTGTTATATTGTTCAACAAGGAATTTATTTCTTTCGTCATTGTCAATAATCATTGCTTCTTCATCCTTAAAATATTCATCAATTGCATCATTTGAATCATCAAGCAATTTGAAAAATTCATCCTTATTAATTGTTATCTGATAATAATCAGGCCAATTACCACCAATCTTTTCCCTGCAATTATACCATTTTGTTATATTGCCACTTTCAATATCATTTTTATGTATCCAAATGTTAATCTTCATAATTATTCTTTTTATGCTTTTTTTTTCTATTATACTTCGTTTTATCTGGGATAGTTTGCTGTGTCAATTTTTTACCTATATGATGTGCTGCCTCACCTGATGACCAACCACCATTAAAATCCTCTTTTTTCATATTCTTTTTTACTCTTTCCAAGGCATATGACCACCTATCTCTTGTGTCCTTATATCTATGTTTTTCCTGGCCATCCATCTTTTTTAATTGTGCTTCAAATTGTTTTTTAATACCAAGTTCCTCAACCTCGTAATGTATATCCCACCATAAATCTTCCCAAGACATAGTTATACCCCTATTAATCCATTAATTGTTCATACAAATCATGTTTCCATTCCTCATGATTAAATATCACACCTTCTGCCAACTTTTTAACCTTTGGCTTATTTTTTGGAATATTTTTTGTATTACCAACAGCATTGGCAATATCTCTGTGTGTTCCTTTGATATTTCTGCTTTCTGTTTGTAACCAATGATTTGTAATGAATGCATTTTTCCATGCACCCCAAATTGTATCTGATAACCTTAAGTCTTCATATTGTTTTGGCATAAGATTATTTCCATCAACATCACCTAAATAGTATTGTCCATTTGGTGCACGCCTTGTTATGGCATTTTTATATCTTTTAAGTCTCCTAACAGCCTTCTTTACATGTTGAAAGTTTTCTCTGTTTTGTTGAGTCCAATCTATTTTCATTTTTGCCATATCAATATCTTTTTTTATTTATTATTCTATAAGCATTTGCATTTGCTTTTTTAACTTCTCTTTTTACCTTTATACTTCTGAATGTACTCATTTATTCTTACCTCTTTCCAAATAACTTTGCCACCATCCAGCAAATAAAAACATTGCTGAAAAACTACCAAACATATACAATATGAACCAAGGTGTATATGCTACATCATGATGTAATATAACTGGTGTTGCCATAATAGCCATCCAGACAATAAAGAATATAAATGGATTCTTTTCCATTTTCTTTTCTATTTTTACAGTCCTTTCAATATTCATCAACCTTGAAAGTGCATCTTGCATATCCTTACCGTATGCAGGTTGTTTATGGATTGTACCATCCACCTCAGCGATTGTTACCAAATACTTACAATATCCTTTGTGAGTTTTTGACTTTTCCAGGAGTTCACAATCAATAGCTCTCCTTCTTTCATATTTACTTTTTTTCATATTCATTTTATTTATCTAAAAACATTTGATTAAGAGTTTTTGCAAGTGGTATAAGTTGTGAAACATTTACAGATTCAGCATCCTTACCATACATTTTTTTGAAATTATCAGCATTACCATCAATCATGTAACTAAGTATTTTGATACCTTTTGACCTCATGTTATCAACCTGTTCCTTTGTATGTTTTTGAGCCCAAACACCGTAGTAGTCCTGACCTTGACCACAAAAGTATGGTTCACCATCACTGAAGTTTATAAAGTATGAATCAATATTATTGCTACCTTCAACAATTTCATTTTGAATAGCCTCAAAACATAGTCCTTCAGGCGTTGTACCATTACATGCAATGTATTTGAATATATTTCTGATTTTTGAAATTTTATCCTTTGTTGAATCATAAGCCATAAGGATACAAGGACAATATTTATTTCCAACATTTGTTGTAGTTCTGTATGAAATAGTAACATTAAGGCCTTGAATCATTGATGCCGCCTTTGCGATTGCAACTGCAGCAATTGTTGCCTTTTCAAACCTATTGCCATGCATAGAACCAGAAGCATCAATTGATAAATGAACATAGGCATCATTGTACCTAGTAACAAATGTTTGTTCAAATACATTTTCATTACCAAAACCTAATGAAGCAATTAACCTTTTGTCAATTTTACCTTTATTAAGCCTAGAATTTTTAAGTGAACTTGATTCGTTTCGTACCTGAAGTTTTCTACCAAGCATAGTACCAAGGCTTAGACCTTTGTCAATTGCAACTTGATTTGTTTCGTTTTGGCTTTCCCAATAATTAAATATATTATCGTAAGCATTTGAATCAATTAGTGATTTATTGAAGTTTTTAAT